GGAGTGGCGCCGGGCCGCTGTTCTGGGGGGTCAGACACTCAGCAGGGCGGCGCCGTTAACGGTGATCCGCGCCTCGTTGGGGTGGGCCTCGTTCCAGGCGTCCTTAAAAGCCCAGGCATTAAAGCGGAAATCCGGCAGGCCGGGGAAGGGGACCAGCTCGCCGGCCTCGCCGAGCACGTTACACACGGCCAGCGCAGCGGCGCGGGAGATCGGCAGAAAATAGAGCCGCTGGATCTCGCGCATGATGGCGTTGTGTGCGTCCTGTTCTGGGGTGGTGGGCATCAGCGGAGCCAGAAACGCGAGCGGGTCCGCCTCCGGCGCTGCCTGGTTGCGCTCCACCTCTGCCACGATGGCGGCAGGATCGCCGCCCAGCGTGTAAAGGTAGCCACTCGCGGCGGGGCCATATTGGGCCTCGTACCTTTCTATTAAATCCGACATTTTAACATCCTTTCCCCGGCGGAGACGGCCGCCGGTCCTGTGGTGGTATCCTCTTAACATCTATTATTATAGGGGGCCGGAAACAGAAAAACAAGGGGTTTACCCCATAAATATTATACAAAATATGGGGTTTACTTTTGTAAGAATTGACTATTGAAATATGGGGTTTACCCATATATAATAAAATCATAAAGAACAGGACAACACCACGGAGGCCGACAGGCCAGAGGGGCACCGCCCCGGAAAGGAAATAGATATGTTTACACCTGAAGAGTTTGAGACCCGCACCAGCTGGAAAATGAGTTATGCCGAATATGTCGCTTGCTGCTGTGAGCGCTGCACCCGCGAGAACTGCCCGCACCGCGACGCATTCCGGCGCGTCCCACTTATTGATGGCGGTCTGGCGCTCTGTCCTAACCTGCGCGGCCTCAATGCCAAGCACTAAGGCCGGGGACACCGGCCCCGCCGACCACCACCAAGAACACATTTTAGGAGGAACAGAACATGAAAAAGAGCTTTTTCGATACGATCCCCGGCGTCGTCCGCCTCGACTCCCGCGTGGCTATCTATGTGCCGAGCACCACCGACACCAACCACGCCACCGACAACCGGCAGCAGGTGGAGGAAGTCGCCGCGAAGCTGTCCGCCATGTTTGGCGGAGCTACCGCCACCGAGGCCCGCGGCTACTGGGTGAGCCAGTCCGCCGGCCTTGTTGGTGAGGCCGTCACCATCGTTTACAGCAACGCCGCAGCGGAGGACATCGAGCGCCACGGCGCCGAGATTGTCGCCATTTGCCACAAGATCAAACGCGAGATGAAACAAGAGGCCGTCAGCCTTGAGATCAACGGCGAACTGTTTCTAACCTAATACCACCCGCCACCACCAGCCCACCGGGAACCATCCCGGCGGGCTTTCTTTCGCCCCTCTGAGCAATACCGCCCAGCACCGCACCACAGACCCACGCCGCGCAGCCGCTTGCATCCTGGGCCATGCCAGCGGCCTATTTTTAACCCCTATGCGTGCGGGCGCGTTTATTGCGGGCGCGCTTGATTAGAGTATCCTATAATACCCCCTCGCACACACTCAAACGCTTTAGCCAGATGAAGAAAAGCGCGGAGAACTCCCGCAGGCCGGGAAGCAATGGACAACGGAAAAAGGGGAAGGGGTGGAGGAGTCACCCGCGGCGGTCTGTTCCGGCTGATTGCATCGGATCGGCCACCACGGCCACCGCCGACCATGCCAGACCGGGCACCGTCAGCGGACCAGCCGCCGACCATCGGAGGACGGCCACCACCACCGGCACCGAGGGTCAGAGAACCGGCCGCGGCTCCACCTCTCGCCGCCGTTCGTCAGGTTGCACAAGTGCGGCATGGGCTGTTGTTGCATTTACCACCAAAAAAGGCGGTAACTGTTGCCCTAATTGCTTATTATGGCAACAGTTTAGGCATTTGCAACAGGTTTTTACCCTCTCCGAGACCCGCCCAGCGGCCCCGCCTCCGCTCCAATGGCACCGGCTGACCAGCTGACCAGCTGACCACGGCCCCGGCTGGGTGGGGGGGTGGTTTACAGACCTGGCCACCGAATCGGCGCAGAATCTCTCCACAACTCTTCCCCCTCCACCCACGTTCTCACACCGTCGCCCTTTCCTCCCCCTTTAAGGGGGGGTAGTTTAGAAAACCGGGGGCAAAAAACGAAAAATTCAAAAAGGGGTCCAAAAAAATTTTTATAAAAACGCTTCGCTTATGTGTGGGGAATACGTACTTAGGTTGCGCGGCGCGGGCGGGGCGCAGGCGGTCGGTAGGTGACGTGCTGGTAGGCGGTAGGTGAAGCGGGTGTGCAAAAACCCTATTGGAGGGGGTTGCTATGCTAAAGATAGGAGAACTTTTGTGAAGCCATGGCAATGGAGGTGAGCGTGAATGCCAAGCGGGAGTTCTGAGCGCTGTGTGTCATTGTTTGAGTTTTGGGGAGAAAAGAGCCAGTATGCGGCGTGGCTGCAAGGGGAGTTTGCTGAAGAAGCGGATTTCCATGCCCATACGCTAAACGCCTTGCGGGTGGCGATGGACGAAGAACTGACGGATACACAGAGGAAGTATATGGAGATGTTTTTCGTCTATGGCATGAGCATGAAGGATATAGGTCAAGAGTTGGGGGTAGCCAAGGCAACAGTCAGCAGGACGATCAATTGTGGGCTGGATAGACTGTACCATGTCCTCCGCTACGCGAACCCCCGATACCTGACCTTTCCGAAAAGCCGCACGGCAGCATCTCTAAAGAAGGGGCGCAAGCAGCGGGAGAAAGGGTCTTAGGCTGAGATGAGAGATATTGTGCCAAAAACAGGGGGTGTATGTATGGCATATAAGCGGAAATACAGGCAGGGGGCGCGGGTCAAGAGCATTGAGGACTTTCTTCATTCCTCGGAGACGCAGTATTTTTTCTGGAATGGGAGGACGGTTCATAAACAAGTCTTTATGCACTGGCAGGTTGATACGCTTATCATGGCTATCGGCGGAGGATTCCTTTACTTTGCGGATAAGAACGTTCTGGCTGATGGAGATGCAAAATGAGCTGTTATGGGTGTGTCTGCAACAACTGTCTCTATAACTGCGAGTTATTCAGCGCATACTTCACGCCGGGGGAGATCAAGGACGTGGAGGACGTCTGCTATTGCTGTGATGAGTGCAAGTGGTTCGATGGGGACTATACGAAGCGGAGTCAGCACAGAAAATCGTGCGAAAAATTTCGCCTACCGGCGAAGTATAAAGAGCATCTGGAACAGATGAAGCAGAAGAAGGCTCGTGCGGCGGTCAAGCGCCGCGGGGCATTTACCGTGATCGAGGGGGGGAAAAAGGATTGAACGTAGCCTATAACATGGACTGCATGGAGTATATGCGGGCGCTGGCCGACAATTCGTTTGATCTGGCTGTGGTAGACCCTCCTTATGGAATCGGAGAAGATGGCGGTAAGGACCGGAGCCGCTATGTAACGCAGAAGAATGGAGCACGGATTTACGTCAAGGATGGCGGCTACGAAAAGACCGGCTTTGACCGTTTCCCTGCGGATGAGCGGTACTTTGCGGAGCTTTTCCGGGTCAGCAAGAATCAGATCATCTGGGGAGCAAACTATTTTGTTCTTCCTCGCGGCGGAGCAATCGTGTGGGACAAGTGCAATGACGGGGCCGATCAGTCTGGGGCTGAGATCGCATTCAACTCTTTGAACCTTCGGACTGATATATTCAGGTTCATGTGGCGCGGCATGATGCAAGGAAAGAGTATTGCAGAGGGGACAGTCCAGCAAGGTAATAAGTCGCTGAACGAGAAGCGCATTCACCCGACGCAGAAGCCAGTGGCGCTATACACATGGATCTTGCAGAAGTACGCAAAGCCGGGGGACAAGATACTGGACACCCACTTAGGCAACGGCAGCAGCCGCATAGCCGCCTATGATCTTGGCTTTGATTTTGTTGGGTGTGAGATCGACCCTCACTATTTTCAGGCGCAGGAAAAGCGCTTTGCAGAATACACGGCGCAGATCAGTTTGTTTACGGGAGGTTGAATATGGATAGCTTGAATGCAAGCAGGATAGCTGGCGGGAACAGTGCGTATGGGCGGAGTCAGTCAGACTTCTATCCCACCCCGCCGGATGTGACGGTGGCACTTATGCGCTTTTTGAATCTTCCGCGCACAACGTCCGTGTGGGAACCGGCAACGGGAGAGGGCGATATGGCCGGTGTGCTTCAAACTTACTTTGAAACCGTCTATACAACGGACATTCTGGATGGGACGGACTTCTTGAAGTCCAGCATTGATGCGGCGGATTGGATCATCACGAACCCGCCTTTCTCGCTGGCGGAGGCATTTATCCGCAGAGCAGCGGAACTGGGCAAGCCATTTGCTTTTCTCCTGAAGTCTCAGTATTGGAACGCAACGTGCCGGCGGAAGCTGTTTGACGAAATCCCGCCCAGCTACATTCTGCCGCTGACGTGGCGCCCGGATTTCTTTTTCAAGAAGCGGATGCCCGGAGAGAAGGGAAGTCCGCTGATGGACGTGATGTGGTGCGTCTGGCTGACGCCATGGAAGAATGATATTCAGACAGTGTATCGTCCGCTGACGCGGCCGGAGATGGGAGCAGGAAATAAAAATGGCTAAACTGGCGATTCTGTTATTTATTCCGATCTGCCTTTGCGGGTGGGCCTGTTACGGCATCTGTAAAGACTGGGACAAGGGCGCACTGGCGGTCCTGATGCTGCTGCTGACCGGTGCGACGTTCCAGTGTGGGTTTGCTTTGTGTCAGATGATTTTTTTGAATTAAAGGGGGGAATTTTGATGGTAACTCTGAACCTTAAAGACAACGAAAACGGTTATAGAAAAGTTGAAGAATATGTGAAAAGGTACTGGGGTCACAATGGCGATCAAGATGTAATCGTTGCTGTTGAAGCGTCCTATGATTCGCTCGAATGGCGTTTCACAAATGAAATTGCCTCCCCATATCAAAGGGGCGTTGAATGGTTAAACGATTGGTGGGAAGGTGAAAAATATATTTGTCTCCACGGGATTCAGGGGGTTGATACCATTGATGTTTCCGGAGGATTGTATGAGGGGGATGATTTTTGATGAAGTATGAATTTCGTATCGGAGACTACGCTGAGACCAAGGATGGCAACCGGGGGTATGTCATCAAGAGTGATCTTTTGTGCTACCAAGATATTGTGACGGGGTACATAATTACCGTGAAATTCAGCAATGAGGAAACCATGACGTATGAGTTTACAGCCAACGAGGCGCACCGACAGTTCAATCGCATTGGGCGTTATGACCTTACAGAGAAAGAAAAGAGTAAGATTGAACCATTCCAAGTCAATCCGTCACTTACTGAGTATGCGTCAATTTTTGCAATGAGCGATAAAATCAACGAGCTTGTGGATGCCGTCAATGAACTGCGTATGCGGGATGCAAAGGAGAGTAAGAATGGTTGAATACATCAGAGTTGTAAGCAAGCAGCGGCCCGCAAAGCGGACGTTTGACGTTCAGGTTGGGGCACACCTGCGTGTGTATATTGCCGGGAAGATCACCGGTGACAAGAACTATCGGGAGAAATTTGCCAAGGCAGAGCAAGCCCTCACTGCCATGGGACATTGCGTCCTGAACCCGGCGAACCTCCCATCCGGCATGGAGCAGGGCGATTATATGCGTATCTGCTTTTCCATGATCGACTGTGCGGACTGTGTGGTTTTGCTGCCGGACTGGCGTGAGAGTTCCGGGGCACGGTTAGAGCGGGCCTACGCCGAGAAAATTGGGAAAGAGGTTGTTGTGGCAGATCAGGGCCGGATCGATGAGTTTTTGGATAAGATGGAGGCAAGAGCATGAGTAAAGCCGTGCTTATCAGCATCCGCCCGAAGTGGTGCGAGAAGATCGTCAATGGTGAGAAAACCATCGAGGTCCGAAAGACCAAGCCGAAGCTGGAAACGCCGTTTAAGTGCTATATCTACTGCACGCTGCCAAAATATCCGCACGAGGATTTTATTGCGACGGACTATCCAATGCCACAGTTTTACGGCGGCGGCAAGGTCATTGGGGAGTTTACCTGTGACCGGATTTGCAAGATTGACAAGGATAGTACGGATTTTCTTTTTAAGTTTGGGAGACTATCCGTTTACAAGCAAGCTGCCGAAGAAAAGTGTGGCCTGTGTATGGCTATGACAGACGATGAGTTGCACGGCTATCTTGGACATTGCCAGGGCTACGGCTGGCATATTTCCGACTTGCGCATTTATGATCCGCCGAAAGAATTGAGCGAGTTTAAGACGCTATGTAGAGTCGACGCCGATTGCTGTGCCTGCCCTTATTGCAATTACACCAAAATGGGTTGTGATGGCCGGGTTATCGGTCGCCCACCCCAAAGCTGGTGCTATGTGGATGACTTGCAAACCAAATAATGCAAAAACCCCTCGCTTTTGAAGCGGGGGTTTTTCGTTCGTAAAACCGTTCGTAAAATCGAAGATAAAACTCCTGTTTTTTGGTTTTTTTATTATCGTAATAGAAAATATTTTTACCATCCAAGAACGGCTGAACCCGTTTAAATATAAGGAAAACCCCACAATCACAAGGATTGTGGGGCTGGTACGCCGTGAGGGATTCGAACCCGCAAGGAAATGGATATAACCGTTGGGAATACAGGGGCGTTGGATGGCGTTCGTAAAATCGTTCGTAAAATGCGGGGCTTGGCGGTGGGGGACATGGGAAAGTCAGGCGGATGCGCGAGACGTTTGGTCAGGGGGCTGTTCTTCGTCCGGAGCGGGGTCATCGCCTCGGTTTTTGTAAAACTGCTCCATTTTGTTTTCGGCGGATAGGCGGTCAGCATCGGCCAGCTTCAGATAGATTTTGTGGACGGTGTTGTGGTCGTTCCAGCCGCCGATCTTCTGAACCTCCAGTTCGCTCATGCCCACATGGAACCCCAAAGAAGCGAAGGAACGGCGGAGACCGTGGGTCCCGCACAGGGGCAGTCCGGCGTTTCGGCAAACAACGTTGATGGAGTCAGTTAAGGAGTTTGTGGTTCCCAGAACAGGAGGCAGCCCGTCGGCTTTCATTTGCACCAGCCGGTCATAGAGAGCCGGGATCATGATGCGGAGTTTCCGCTTAGAGGTTATGTTTTTGTTTTCTTTTTTAGTGGTCAGTTTATTGTTTGCATCCAGCACCACGGCACCGGACACGGTAATGACCCGCTTTTTCAGGTCGATATGTTCCCAAGTCAATGCGTAAATTTCAGACAGTCGTAAACTGTGGAGGGCGCAGAGAGCGGCGGTTTCCCATGGTTTTCCGGCGATGGCATCGGTAAAAGTCAGGATCTGGTCATAGGTGAGCCATGGAAGCTCCGTTTGCTCGATCTGGGGCAAGATGACCTCCGGAACCTCTACCTTGTTTTTCCGCATGACCTCTGTGACCAGCCCCCATGAGTTCTTGATGGTTTTAGGCGAATATGTTTTCCGCGCGTTGTCAATGACAGTCTGCCACCCGGATGTGTTCCGCAGCGGAGTGTTCATTTTTTCCTGGAATCGGTTTTTCTTGATGATCTCATAGCCACGGACGGTGGACGGCGAAAGCGCCTCTCCGTATTCGCCCAGCAGGGCATCGATAGCTTGGCGCAGGGTCAGCCGGGTAGAGGCCATAGCCTTTTCTTCTATGAAGCCAGCGCGGATGGCGCGGGCCTTGGCTTCGCAGAGAGCGGCGGTATCCTCCGTGATACTCTGCCCTTCGGCCCGCAGTTCGATGTTCCACTTGCCGGACTTCAACTGACGTGGGGAGGGGACTTTGATCTCGTCCTTTTTTTTGCGCTCCCTGATCTGGCGTTCGCCGCACCACTTGCAGAAGATGGAATCATCGTCAATGACGCGCTTACAGTTTTTACATTTCATGCGCACACCTCCCGTGTGTATCAGCCGTGGAAGAACCCAAATTCCAGACAGTGCAGGTCCAGATAAACGGCGTAAGCCACGACGAAGATCAAAAGGACCAACATCCATCGCAAAAGACGGTCCCGGTTGCGGATGCCGTGGGACTGACGTTCCACAAATTCCCGGAGAAGTTCGTTCTGGGCGTTCAGGCCGTTGATCTCCTGACGGTAGACATCCAGTTCCCGGTTTACGATTTCCTCTATGGTTTCCGGTGGCGGAGGATCTTCCGTTGGTTTCATCCCTAAAAACTGGTCAATGGAAATTCCGAGGAAAACGCAGATGGGGCCGAGAGTTTCCAACGTAGGGGAATGGGTGGTGGCACGGAACATATTGTTCACCGTGTTGAGAGGAACTCCGCTGCCGTCCGCGATTTCCTTGTTTGTGATGTGTTTTTCTTCTTTTACCGCGCGGCACTGGTCAATCAATGACAGCATACATAGAGTACCTCCTTGTTGAAAATTGACAAAATGTGCGAAATAGCAATCGGAATTGTGTGTATCAACACCGAAATCGTGTGTATTAAGACTATCAAACTTGAGGCTTTGATGGTACGATAAAAGCAGACCTACCGCACCCCCAAGCAGCAGGTCTTAACGGGCCGCCGCTTTCGTGGCTGGGGCGGCGGCTCTCCATCACAGCTTCAGGGGGCAAGAAAGAAAAACGGAACAGGTGGGGAGAAAGGACTTGTATGTGTAGAAATGGAATTAACAGGAGCGGACCTTCATACCGACGCGGGTCTCCGTGATGAATTGAAACACCAGATCAAAGGACTGTCGGATGAAAGCATGAAAAAGCTGTGGGAAGCTATTCAATGCGGGGTGTTTGGCGCACCGCTGGAAACCGGAAGTTAGGTAGTGGGCTTCCCCTGACGGCTTTTTAAAAACTCAACGTACTGCGCAAGGTCGGCCAACTGGCTATCCTCGCAGGAATCGACAAAATCATAGATGGCTTTCGCATAGCCGCTGCCCGTCCCGCTTTTGGCGGGGCGGGTATTTTTTTGGGCCTGACGGTCAGCCGCAGCCTCAATGGTCTGAATAAAGGTCAGGTCATGAAGGGATTCCCGCAGGCCGTCGATCTCCACGGCGATTTCGTCCGCTTCCTCCGCCGTGGCGGTTTTCTGTGCCTTTTCCAACTCCGCCAAGCGGAAGTTGGCTTCGTCGATCTGGGAATCAGCGGAGACGCCCATCACATATTCAACGGGAACTTCAAAATAATCGGCAATGCGGGAGATGGTGGAACTATCCGGAATTGCCGATGTTTTTTTCCACTTGGTCGGCGTAGAGTTGCTGAGACCCATTTCCGTGGCCGCTTTGGTACAGGAAATGTTTTTGCGCTGACACAGCAGCTTAAATCTGTCATAAAACATAAGTCTTGCCCCCTGATTTTGAGCATTATGCCGAAACTAACCAAAATCAGGAAAACGGGTTGACAACCTAACCACAGTCAGGTATCATAAGCGTATAAACTGATTTTGGTCAGTTAATTTGACGGCGGTTAGGTTGATGGATTTTGCTGGTTTGGTCACTTGCATCATATCATCAAACCTAACCAAAGTCAACATTTTTAATGAAGGAGGTTAGATTTGATGCCTGCAAAATGGACCGGCGAGTTGGTGGGGGAGATCCACAACGCCGGATTGACGATCAAAGAGGTTGCGGAAGCAGCTGGAATGAACCCCAAGTACATCAGCACCGTGCTCAACAGCGACGGCGACGCTCCCAAGGCAGAAGCGAAGCTACGGGCGGCACTGGCTCGGTTGACTGGGAAAGCCGCACAGGTAGGTGATGAGAATGAATGAGTTGCAAATTTTTCGCTACCAGAGCAGCGAGGTACGAACCATGGAGGTCAATGGCGAACCGTGGTTTGTCCTGAAAGATGTGTGCAACGTACTGGGGCTTGGAAGCGCCCACAAGGTTGCAGACCGGCTTGATGAGGATGAGCGGAATCAGATTCCCCTCACCGATTCACTGGGTCGTGAGCAGGAAACGACCATTGTCAGCGAGAGCGGCCTGTACAATGTGATCCTTCGTTCGGACAAGCCGGAGGCAAAGCCGTTCCGAAAGTGGGTCACAAGTGAAGTCCTCCCATCCATCCGCAAGACCGGCGGCTACGGTCAAAAGGCACTATCCCCCGTGGAGATGTTTGCCATGCAGGCCCAGATCAATCTGGATCAGGAGCGGCGGCTGAAAGCCGTAGAGCAGAAGCAGGCCGTTTTGGACGGCGTGATGGATGTAATGGCGGCGCCCCTTCTGGCCGAGGACGGGTGGCAGGAGAAGGCACAGAAAGCCATCAATACGGCAGTCGAACGATTTCAGACGAATCACCAGACATTCCGGGCAGAACTCTATGAGGACGTGGAGCGGGTCGGCCATGTGGATCTGGAAACCCGGCAGACACGGCTTCGCAAGCGCATGAAGAACGCCGGGGCTACGGCTACGGAGTGCAAAGGCGTTTCTAAACTCCATGTGATCGCGAGAGACCCTAAGCTGCGGCCAGTATTTGAAACGCTGCTGAAGCAGAAGGTGATCCGCATGGCAAAAGAGCGGGGGATGGAGTATTAAATCACGAAAGGGGGCGGCGGGATGCCGCGGGTAAAGCTGGGGCGGAAGCCCAATGACGAGGTTTTGATCTCACTGCTGTGGGGCAGACAGGCCGCTATGGGGATGCCGGTGGGCACCATGGCGGAAAAGGCGGGCATGACGCCGCAGACCCTACGGGCGCGGAAGAAGTCTCCGCAGGACTTTTCGCTGAAGGAACTATTGAAGCTGGGGCGGGCACTGGACATCCCCATTGAGGAATTGCGAGATGCCATCCGCTACTGAAAGGAGTCGGGAAACCATGATACAGGGGACAAAGTATGTCAGCGCCAAGACGCTGGAAGCCATTGAAAAGGCACTGGCCCACGGAGACCGGGTGGAGCTGATCCCGGTGAAGGACGGTGTGAAGGTGATCCGCGTCCGGCGGGACGAGATCAAGTAAGCCTATGGGAAAAGTGAATGAGATGCCTGTCCCTAAGCGTTGGGACAGAGGAGCAGAGCGTTGCTGATGGTACCGGGAGACCGGTGTCTATTCGGCGGCGCTTTTTGTTTTTGCTGTAAGGAGACGGAAATTTGATGAAAACCTTTGAGGAATACGAGGCGGAGGCCGCGTGGGAAGCCCACTTGGAAAACGCGCTTCGCTGTGCGCGGCGGGAAGCTACGGAGCGGAGGCGTAAGGCCATCCGCAGAGCGGTTCTGCTGTGGGCGTCTGTGGCACTGGTGCTGGCAGCACTGTGGCTGACGCGGGAGACCGGGAAGCCGGAGCCGGAGGCATCGATCGTGACGGCGGGACGGCTGGCCGGGGACGAGACACCGGCGGCGGAGTACGCTTCGCTGGTCCTCTGGCAAGAACTGGACCCTGAGACAGCCCCGCCGGTTCAGGAGGACTACGAGAACGAGAAGATCGAAGCGGCGCTGTTTGACAGCGGGTATTTCCGGGATGACGTTCCACTGGACGGAGACCTGCAAAGCTATCTCCGGGCGGCCTGCGAGGAAAGCGGCGTGGAGTACACGCTGATGCTGGCGATCATCCGCAAGGAGACCGGCTACCGGAACGTGAAGGGAGACGGCGGAGCCAGTTGGGGCTACTGCCAGGTACAGCCCCGGTGGCACAAGGCCCGGATGGAGCGGCTGGGGGTCACAGACCTGATGGACCCCTTCGGAAATTTCCGGGTGGCCTGCGACTACATGGCGGAGCTTTTGAGCCGGTATGACGTAGAGAACGCCTTGACGGCCTACAACAGCGGCCATCCGGGGCACAGCGATTATGCCAGAACCGTGATGGGGTATTGGGAGGAACTGAAAAATGGGTGAGTTGGTACGGCTGACTTTCCCGGACCGGCCGCAATGGCTGGCAGGCCGGGGCCGTGGCATCGGTGGCAGCGAGGCGGCGGCGGCCATTGGGCGAAGCCCATGGAAAACGGCGCTGACGCTGTGGAAGGAGAAAACTGGGGCGCAAGCCGCGCCTGATCTCGGCGGCAACGAGGCCGTGGAGCTGGGGCGGCGAATGGAACCGGCCATCCGGGACTTCTTCATGGCGCAGTATCCCGGCTACGAGCTTTACTACGGTGCCTATGACATTCTCTACCAGAGCGACCGCCCATGGCTTTTTGCCACGCTGGATGGAGAACTGACGGAGACGGACACCGGACGGAAGGGCATTTTGGAGATCAAAACCTCGACGGTGAGCCGGGGAATCGACTGGGCGAAATGGCGGGATCAGGTTCCTGAGAACTATTTCACGCAGATCCTTCACCAGCTGCTTGCCACCGGGTATGACTTCGCCGTGCTCTATGCGGCGCTCTATGATCTGTCCGGCAATATCACCCTGCGCCGCTACGATTTTGAGCGGCGGGAGCACGAGGCGGACCTGAACTGGCTGCTGGAACAGGAAACGGACTTTTGGGACCATGTGGAGGCGGGGACGATGCCCGCCCAGACCTTGATTTTATGAAGCGCACAACTCCGAAAAATTTAAGAAAGACGAGGAGACATGAATATGGAAAAGAACGAGGTTCACATCGCGGTGAGGAACATCAAAACCGGCGAGGTTTTGATGGACAAAACCCCTGCGGCTTTTATCTGCGTAGCTGTGGACGATGCGAATGCGCAGGTATGCAGCGCCATTTCCACCTCCAACGTGAATGTGCTGGTGAATCTGATTCACCGGACATTGCTTGAGGTCAAGCGTATTTGCAGAAAATTCCCGGATTTGGCAATTCTTCTGTCGATCATTTCCTGCGCAGAAGAGGACGATGACAAGGAGGCGCAGGCATGATGCTGGTAAACATTCGCTACTACAAGCCCCTGCACAAGGCATACGCAGGGAACGCATTTACCTACCGGACGGCGATGCCGCTGACGGTGGGGGACAAGGTGATGGCCCCCACCAAGGGCGGAGACAAGCGGGCCATGGTGGTGGAGATCAACGTGCCGGAGAGCCGTGTGGACGAGCGGATCATGCCGCTGCTGAAGGAGATCACGGCCTATGATACCGGAGAACAGGAGGATGCAGACGCATGAGCAGCGCGATGGAATTTGCCATTACCACGGACCTGACGCCGCTGAAGGAGTTTAACATCTCCGCCAACTTTGCGGAGTGTCAGGCGTGGCTGGAAGAGAATCTGGCCCCATACCGGGGCATGGTGGTGACGGAGGAGGCTATTGGCGCGGCAAAGAAGTACCGGGCCAACATCCGCTCCGTGGCGGGACGTATCGACGAGTGCCGGAAGATGGCCAAGGCTGCGGCGCTGGCCAGCTACGCCCCCTTTGAGGAAAAGTGCAAGGCACTGACGGCCCTGTGCGACGAATCTGCCGCCAATCTGGATGGTCAGATCAAAGCCTTTGACGAACGGCGCCGCACGGAGAAGCTGGACGCTATCCGGGCCTTTTTTGATGAGCGCATCGGAGAACTTGCGGAATTTCTCCCGTGGGAAGCGGTTCTGGACAAGCGGTGGGGCAACGCCACCTATTCCGAGGAACAGGCCCACAAGGACATTCTGGTGGCGATCAGCAAGTGCGACAGCAGTATTGCCGCCATCCGCGGGCTGAACAGCGAGTTCGAGACCACGCTGCTGGAAGAGTACAAGCAGTGCCACGATCTGCCCACGGTGCTGAAAAAGGATCAGGCGCTCAAGCGGGTGAAGGAGATTGAGGAACAGCGGAAGGCGGAACAGGAACAGCGCAGACAGCAGGCCGAGGCGGTGCGGGCGGCGGAGGAAGCCGCCAGAGCGGAGCGGGTGCAGGCCGCCGTGGAAGCGGCCAGAGCCATCCAGACGGAAGCACCGGCACCGGCGGCGGAGGTACAGCCGAAGCGCACGGTTCCGCAGACCGTCACCCTTTCGTTCCGTGTGACAGGCACTGTGGAGCAGCTGAACGGACTGCGGGATTATATGCTGGCCAACGGCATTGCCTTTGGCCGCGCGGACTGAATAAGGGAGGAATTTTGACATGAAGGCAACCAACAGCTTTGCGGCCCAGACCCAGCGGGACAAGCCCACGTTTTCCATGGCCATTGCGGCCCCCAGTATGCAGAAGATGATCCAGAGCGCTCTGCGGAGCGACAAGGCGGCGGCGCGGCTGACTTCCACCCTGATCTCCGCCGTGAATGCCAGCGAACAGCTGAGAGCCTGTGAACCCAGCACCATTGTGGCGGCGGCCCTCCGGGGCGAGGGCATGGGTCTGATCTTTGGCCATGGCTACTATGTGGTTCCCTACGGGACTACCGCAACGTACATCCTTGGCTAAACTTTTATGGTCAAGTAAAACTGCGTGAACCCTATTACTCAGGGGTGTGCCGCTTTTGCGGTGCTAACGGTGAAACCCTTCATTTTTCTGGGCAATACCGTGCTGCGATACTCAAAATGGAGAAAATTATGACAGGAATTTACCTCATCACCAACAAGGTGTCTGGCAACACCTATGTTGGACAAAGCATTGACATTAAGCGTCGGTTTATAGAACACCGGACTATAACCGCCGAACACAACCTATCTTTGAAGAGAGCGTTTATCAAGTATGGATTAGAAAACTTTTCGTTTGAAGTTCTTGAGGAATGTCCAGCAGAAATGCTGAATGAGCGTGAGATGTTTTTTATAGAAAAGCTCAGGCCCAGATATAACCGGACGAGGGGCGGAGACGGACGAGGCAGACCGCTGACCGAGGAAGAAAAGGAACACCTCAGAGTGTGCGGCAAAAGGCAGTGGGCGGCAATGTCCCCAGAAGCAAGGATGAAGCAGATTTCAAACAATCTGAAAGGTCCAAAAGTGGGACACCACGTATCTGAGGAAACAAGAGAAAAATTGAGGGCCGCCAAACTTGGTAAAAAGGATGCCCCTGAATCGGTGGCAAAGAGGCAGAAAGCAGTCCGGTGCATAGAAACCGGAGAGATATTCCAGAGCATAAAAGAAGCAAGAGAAACAAAACAACTTCCTTCATCATTGTGCCAGCATTTGAAGGGAAGATTAAAAACCTGTAAAGGGCTTCATTTTGAGTATTTGAGTGTAGAGACTACCCGTGATGAATGTAGCGGGGTAGGGCAGAGGATGAGTTGCTGCCCGAAGTGCGCGGCACACGAAAACGTGTGAAGAGATAGTCCACCCCGGCGTGATGAGAAAGCGCCGGAACCGTGATAAAGGTTATATCCAGCTTGCCATGTCCACCGGGTTTTATGCCGACATCGACTGCACGGACATTCGTGAGGGAGAGATCGAGGGGCGGAGCCGCCGGACGGGCAAGCCCATCGTGAACCTTGCCAAGTATGAGAGCGACGAGGAGCGGCAGAGTAAGCCTATTATCGGCTACTACGGTTACTACGAACTGAAGGACGGGACCTTCCGTTTTGAATACTGGCCCATGGACCGGCTCCTTCGCCATGCGGACCGGTACTCCAAGGCGTTCAGCTATGAGAAGTTCAAGGCCATGCAGAGTGGGGAGATGAACCCCAAGGACGTGGAAAAGCTGCTGAACGGTTCCCCTTGGTATGATCCCAACGGTGGGCAGGACCGGATGTGCCGCAAGACGATTCTGCGGCAGCTGCTGAACAGCGGCTACGCGCCCTTGTCCCCGGAGGTCAAGACCCAGCTCATGGAGGAAGCCAGCGCTGAGGACGAGGGCATGATCCCGGATATGCCCATGCCGGAGCGCACGGTGGCATCTACCGGAGAGGTGGTGGAGACTGCCCCCGTGGCTGTGGAAGCCCATCAGGAAACCGTGGAGAGCGAATCCGGTATGGTTACACCCCCAAAGGCGGAAAAGACCGCAGAGACCTCTCAGAAGGCGCAGGACGAGGGCATGGACTATGCCGCGTCCTTCTTCGGGGAATGAGGTGAGGGACGATGCTGATCTCCATTAAGACGCGGGAGGAGGACGGGAGCCGGTACATGATGTGTGCCGGCACCGTGACCCGCGAGGTCAAGACCGGGGCCACCGCCAAGGGGACGCCGAAGGCGGAATTTGGCATGAAGTACGCCAAGGGCGAGTTCATGAACGTGTCTGCCGTGGGGGACGATGACGTGACCCGCATGGCGGCGTGCCTTGAAAAAGGGGATGCCGTTCTGGTGTGCGGCGTGTGGAAAACCCGGAGCTACACCACCCGTGACGGGGAACAGAAGGAGTGGAGCGAGCTTCACGCGGAGTTCGTGGCCCCGCAGGCGGTGATGGCGGCGGTGCTGGGGCTGCTTGCGGAAGAAAGTGAGAAGCCGCGCTCTCCTGAACCGGTGAAACCCATGGAACACAGCGGCAGTCAGGCGGGTTTCCTTGACAGTCAGGAGGACGCCGTTTTGCCGTGGGAACAGCCCGAAGAGGACGAACCCTACGATTATGTACCGCAGATTTAGGGAGGATGAAGCGAAGCCATGGCAAGTGACGTGAAGTGGATCAAGATTACCACGGACATTTTTGACGATGAAAAGGTTCTGATGATCGAATCCATGCCAAGTGCGGACAGCATCATCGTGATCTGGTTCAAATTGCTGGTGCTGGCCGGGAAGCAGAACAACAGCGGCGTGTTTATTCTGAACAACCGCATTGCGTACACGGATGAAATGCTGGCGTCCATCTTCCGGCGGGACATTGGCCTTGTACGGATGGCCCTTCGGACCTTTGAGCAGTTCGACATGATTGAGATTGTAGACGATGTGATCACGATCCCGAACTGGGGGAAGCACCAGACGTTAGATTCTTACGAGAAAAAGAAGGAGCGGGACCGGATTTATCAGGCGAAGCGGCGGGCAAGCCAAAAGCGGCTGATTGAAAAATCGTCTGACACATCGCTCGACCGCCATGCCGACCAGTCGCTACCTGTCGCTGTTTCAGAAGAAGAAAGAGAAGTAGATATAGAAGATATATCTTCTTCACTACGTTCAGAAGATATGGGGGGCAGTGCCCCCAGTGAGCCAAAGGCACCGGAGAGCGGAAAGCGGACGGCGGTGAAATTCGTACCGCCCACGCTGGAAGAGGTGGAAGCCTACGCCGCGTCCCGGCAGAGCACGGTGGACCCCCGGCGGTTCTTTGAATATTTCAACACTCCGGACGCACAGGGCCGCTCGTGGAGGGACAGCAAGGGGAACCCGGTGAAGAACTGGAAGCAGAAGTTCCTCACATGGGAGGGCCGGGGCGGCGGGAAGGGAAAGCCCGCCCCGGCGGCATCCCGGACGGACAAGCCCCGGAAAAGCTGGACGGAGCTGGCAGCGGAGATGGACGCGGAGGAGGGCCGCACAACATGACCAGACAGGAGACAGGCATCATCATGGATATTCTGACGGCGGCCTATCCCCGGTTTTACAGCAGTACCACCGGGCCGGATATGCGCAACGCCATCAAATTGTGGGCGGATATGTTTGCCCATGACGAGGTGGCGCTGGTGGCGGCGGCGGTAAAAAGCGTGATCGAGAGCGACGAAAAGGGATTCCCACCCACCATTGGACAGGTGAAGGCAAAGCTGCGACTGCTGACGGCGCCGCCGGAGATGACAGAGGCAGAGGCGTGGGACCGGGTGGCCCGCGCCATCCGCAACGGGCTGTGGGGCGCGGAGGAGGAATTTGAGAAGTTTCCGCCCATCGTGCGGCGAATCGTGGGCAGTCCCAACACGTTGCGGGAGTGGGCGCGGATGGACACGGAGACGGTGCACAGCGTGGTGTCCAGCAACTTTCAGCGCAGTTATCGGGCCATTTCCGCACGGGAACGGGAGATCAACGCCCTGCCTGCGGAGGTTCGGGCGCTGGTACAGCGCATCGCCACCGGGCCGGAGCCGGAGAAACTGGCGGCGCCTGGGAAGAAGCCCCTGCCGGCGGCGGAAGCGAAACCGGAAGCCGAGGCGGTGAAGCCGCCGGAATGGTTCAAGGATGCGGTACGGCCCCAGCGGCGCAGCCGGGATGAGGTGATGGCCTATCTCCGGGGAAAGGCCGATGGGGATGGCAGGTAATTTTACGTTGGCAAGCTGTATGCGGAGATACAGCACGAAGGCGGAGAAGGAGGACCCCTCCAACAGTCTGCACAAGTGCTGGTCCTGCAAGCTGGCCTATGGGCAGTGTGAATGGAGCCGGGTGGACGAGAAAAGCGGAAAGGTCCGCTTTGAGGACGTCCCCGGCTGGAAGGTCCGGCGGAGATCCCGCATGGATCGGGACGGACTGGTGGAGCGAGTGCAGGTTTTGGACTGCCCGAAGTATCAGGAGGAAAAGCGATGAGTGTTTGTTTGGATGACCTAAACAGCCTGCCGGAGCGATACCGGAAGCAAGTACAGCAGCAGATGCAGGCCCAGCAGATCGACCGGACGGCCAGGGTGATGGCCCGGTTTGTGACGGAGGAGAAGGGAAAGGCGGAAGCGGCGGCGGAGGGTAAGCGCAAGCACCACAACCACCCCACCGCCCGAACCCTGCCCAACGGAACGGAGCACACCTTCGACAGCCGCAAGGAGGCGGCACGGTATGACGAGCTGGTACTGCTCAGCAAGGCCGGGGCCATCCGGGACCTGCGGCTTCAACCCCAATTCACGCTGAAGGAAAGCTACATCACGGCCAACGGCGACCGAAGCCGTGCCGTGACGTATCGGGCGGACTTCTCCTACGAGGATCGGGGGAAGGACGGCACATGGCATTTGGTTGTGGAGGACGTAAAAGGCCCCTCTACGAAAAAAGACAAGACCTACCGCATGAAGGTGAAGATGATGCAGAACATCAAGCACATCACCGTGCGGGAGGTATGAACGGAAAGGAGATATGCCCGGTGGAGACCGTAACTGTGATCGTGCGGGCCGTGCTGCCATGGGACAGCGCGGACGGGAAAGACCGGATCGAGATATGCACCCATGACCGGCAGAGCCAGATCGACTACTGCTTGAACCAGTGCCCCTATGCGGAATGCGTGAACTGCGCGGGCGGAGGTCGGACTACCAGCCGCGGCGGGCGGCCACCCCTTCTGCGGGAAGCGGAAATGCGCAAGCTGCGGGAGCTGCTGGAAGCACGGACAGACCCGGCGGACATTTGCCGGGAGATGCACATGGACGCGGATTTTCTAAGTCGGTGCAAACGAAAGCTGCGGAGGGAGACCCCAAGAACGGCCAGACACGAAAGGAGCGGGACATGAAGCACGGCAACGATTATTGGGAACAGGAAGCCTACTGGGAGATGGAACGGCGGCGGGCGGAGAAGAACCGCAAGACCAGAGAGCAGCGGCGGCGGGAGCGGGCGGACACCTCCGCCATGATCGGCGGAATTTGCTTTTTACTGCTGCTGGCGGTTCTTCTGGCAAAGGTCCTACTGGGAGGTGGAACGCCGTGAACAGAGGGAACCGGATAGCAGGGTGGAAGAGAAAGCTGCCACCCTGCCCTCTCTGCGGGCTGGACAGCGGGGAGCGGGTCGAGGATGCGGCGCCGCCATTTGACTACATCGTGGCGTGCACCTCCTGCGGGGCGCGGACCAGACCGTATCACGGCCTGAACTGCGCCACAAAGGCGTGGAACCGGGGAGATGTTTACCGCCCGGAGAAAGGAAAACACCATGTATCACTGTGAAACCTGCGGTGCGGAGTTTGAAGCACCGATGATTTTAGATAGGTCGGAGCCGAGACCGGACTGCTTTTTTGAGCGGTTTCGGAAGGTGGGCTGCCCCTACTGCGGGAGCCAGTATTTTAACGAAGTGGACGAGGAAGGGGAGGAAAAATAATGGACGCCGTAAAATTTTTGAAGGAAAGAGCACGGATGTGCGAGGCAAATCAAACTGGCGAAATGACCTGCGAAAACTGCGCCGCATACAAGGGGGTTTCGCAGTGCTATAAGCTGGGTGAACCGAAAGACCCAGAAAAGATGGTTGCTATCGTGGAACAGTGGGCCGCCGCGCGCCCTATCAAAACCCGCCAGAGCGTGTTTCTGGAGATGTTTCCCAATGCACCAAAATATCCAGATACAAAGATTGTCGTAATATCCCCTTGCGAAGTGGATGAAGTGTTGCGTGGGAATTGCCCCGGCGTTGGATGTTGCCCGGAGTGCCGGAAGAAATTTTGGCTTGCGGAGGTGGAGGACGCATGAAAGCGTTGATCGGCGGAAGCCCCTGCACACGTTGGAGCATTGCACAGACGAAGAACCGTGAGACAGAGGCCAGCGGCATCGGCTGGGAGCTATTTCTAAACTACCGTATCGCCCGCGACAAGTACAAGCCGGATTTTTTTCTCTACGAAAACAACAAGTCCATGTCGCCCGCCATCCGGGAACAGATTACGGCGGAGTTAGGCGTGGAGCCTATCCTGATTAACAGCGCCCTGGTGAGCGCACAGAACCGCCAACGCCTGTATTGGGCGGGCAAACGAAACCCGGACGGCACATACAGCCAAGTCCGTGTGGAGCAGCCGGAGGACAAGGGTATTCTGCTGCGGGATATTCTGGAAAGCGGCGTCTGCTGGCGCGAGAAAGGCTATGCACTAACAGCATCAAACCATAGTGCCACAGCGGAAGATATGATTGCAAGACGGCAACGAAATGGAGCTGCAGAGCCTATCCGCATCGGCACTATTGAGAACGACGCAAAGAAGCAGGACTTTGACAGCCAGCAATACCGGGTATATTCCCCGGATGGCAAAAGCGTGACCCTGTGCGGACAGGGCGGCGGCGTGGGGGCGAAAACTGGGCTTTATGCCGTCCCCGTCCGCGTCGGCGCCATGCCTAACAAGGACGGAGAACTGGGCACCAGCCAAAGCAGCCGCATTTACAGTACCGACGGGAAAAGCGTTTCCCTCAAGGCAAGACCGAACGGCGGCGGGGCTGACGGAGCATCTACCGGCCTGTATGCGGTGCCTGTCGGTATGGCGTGGCGCGGGCGTGAAAATGGTTCCGTTTTTGAAGTGCGGGACGACCAGAAAAGTAACGCCGTGGCCGCTACCGGCCACCAAAGCCGCCTGGTGATCGAGGCGGCGAGCGGAAAAGAAATCCCAGTTTACGAGGTTCACAGCGGGCGGATCACCATCAAAGGAAAGACATACCCCATTAAACTGGCAGACGGATTTTACATCATTCGCAAGCTGACCGTAACGGAATGTAAACGCCTCCAGACCGTGCCGGACACATACGCCTTTCCCGTCAGCGACACCCAAGTGTATAAAATGCTGGGCAACGGCTGGACAGTGGATGTGATCGCCCACATTATGAGCCATTTTACCGGACTGACGGAGGAGTCGGTGGAAGTGCTTTCTATGTACGACGGTATGAGCTGCGGCCATATCGCGCTGGACAAGCTGGGCGCGGATGTTACTGCCTACTATGCAACCGAGATCGACAAGTACGCCATCCAAACCACACAGCACAATTACCCGGACACCGTGCAGCTGGGCGACGCTTTTCAGGTGCGGAACGATGATTGGAGGGTTAAGGAATGAGCGATTTGGAGCAGACCGCAATCGAGCGGCTGAAAGCGGCATCGGATATGAGCCTGCGGCGGGGAATTGGAGGACGTATGAAAGTGTTGATAGCTTGCGAGGAATCGCAGGAAGTCTGTAAGGCGTTCCGCGCATTGGGACATGAGGCATATTCCTGTGATATTCAGGAGCCGTCCGGCGGGCACCCAGAGTGGCATATCCAGGGCGATGCGCTCAAGGTCATCAAGGGGATGCAAGTGACTACCATGGACGGGGAGACGCATGACGTCGGCAAATGGGATTTGCTGATTGCGCACCCGCCGTGCACATACCTGACAAACGCCGGGGCAAGGCACATTTGGAAAGGCGGTCAGTTGCAGCCTGATCGAGTGCAAAAGGGTATCTTAGCCCGAGATTTGTTTATGCGTTTCTGGGATGCGGATATTCTGAGGGTGGTTATTGAAAATCCAGTTCCATCCAAAATTTTCTGTCTACCTGAGTATTCTCAAATTGTTCAGCCTTTCCAGTTTGGACACGCCGTAACCAAGAAAACCTGTCTTTGGGAAAGAGGGGTACTCCCCTTGAAGCCAACAAACATTGTAGAGCCGGTTAAGGGACGAAAAATGGTTCTGAGAAACGGAACTGTCCGCTACTCCTGTTGGGAAATGGATTGCGGCGGAAGTAAGGAGGAACGGGCAAAAGCCCGAAGCAAGACCTTCCCCGGCATTGCAAAAGCCATGGCGGAGCAATGGGGCGGAGACATAAGGGAGGAACTATGAGAGATACAAACCTCGTAAATGCGCTTAGATGCGCTTTAACAGCAGGCGGACCAATGGGCGACTGCGAGAAATTTCCGTTTTACAAAACGGAGCCGGTCCCGGAAGAACTGGTGGAAAAAGTCAATTTGAAAGAGTGGCCCTCCTGCGAGGTTGACCCAATGGTGCTTGCCGCCGCCGACCGGATCGAGGCGTGCCTGAAATGCGGCAAATACACGCAGGCCCATAAGGGGGCCTGTAACGGATGCCGGTGGAGGGAGATGCACCATGAGGCGTGAGACATATCAGCGCGGGATTTCCGGAATCAAGTGGGGGGTCTGGAATTGCCAAAAAAAGTGTTTCCAGTTCGACATTTGCGAAGATACGCCTATGCTGGCCATGGCACGGCTTTATCAGAAAATCGGCGATGATGCCAAAAAGTGGCGCTTTGAGCCGAGGCAACTGCCGAAGCTGCCGGAGGTGGAAAAATGCTGAAACCAAGTGATCTGACGAAGGCGGAACTGCTGCAAGTGGTAGAAATGCTGGCGTTTGGGGCAAACGAATATTATTTGGATCGTGCACTTGGGCGGATTGAAATGCAGCGCAACGACGCCCACCACGAAAGGTGCCGAAAATTGATTGACGAGGAAAAACAGCACTATGATGCCTATTTTGACCTGCTAAAGCCCTATGAGGGGTGCCGTTTGATGGACATACCGCTGGATGTTGTCAAAAAGGCGCAGGCAGAACTGGACAAGGCACGGGCAGCCGGGGCAGAGTGGAACAGGCGGAATGGAATCAAACTGAAAGGGAGGGAATGTGATGGAAAATGTTAATTGCCTGCGTTGCCGCTTTAGGCATGAGGACAACGGAAACTGTACTGCGGTCGGCGGGTTCTGCACGGCGGTCCAGGCGGCGCACTGCCCACTGCTGCGTCAGTATTTAGACACGGGCATGACGCCAGAAGCGTTTCAATCTTATGTGGTGTTTCTTCAGGATTTAATTGAAAACCAAAAAGCCAGTGAGGCGCTGGACAGATTCCGCCAGTTGGTCAAAGCCGACAAGGAAGGGCGGCTGGTGGTGCTGCCGTGCAAGGACTGGCTCGAGGTTGTCTTTGGGGATCAAGTTTTATTTTGGGGAATTGATAAAGACTACGTAGAGCAACCAATCAGGGAAATTTCATTGGATGACGCAGAACGGGTCGGATGGTATGACGGCTATAAAACCGTATTCCTGAAGGGGACTGACGAAAACGGCGAAGCATGGGAGTTTTATCCAGAGGAAATCGGCAAGACTGTGTTTCTCACCCGCGAGGCGGCGGAGAAAGCATTGGAGGCGATGCAGGATGGCAACGGTTAAGTGCGCGCTGGGCAAGAGAGGGCGCCCGTCCCACGAATGGAACGACGGGAAGAAAGACCGCATCTACTGCCTCGGATGGGTTGACCCCATGACGGATGCCCCATTGCCGGAGTGCGTAGCTTGTCCTGATTTTGTTGACAAGGCACAGGATGACTTAGAGGCGTTTTATGGGAGGGAGGAAAGAACGTGACGAAGCGTTTTTGTGATCTTTGCGGAAAAGAAATATTCAAGATTCAGGAAACTTATAGGGTCTGCGTGGAGAGCAGCGCAAGCATCTACGCAAGCAAACAGGACATAGCGGATGTCATAGTGGATGTGGGGGAAATATGCCCTGCCTGCGCGAAGCGTATCCACCAGACTGTGCGAGAGCTGAAGCAGGAGGGCTGACCATGGCTGACATTAAGACAAAACTGAATGTTGGAGATACCGTGTGGTGGGTGCATTGTTCAAACAAAATATACAAGGGGACAGTCGAAGAAATTTCATGCTGTGATTATCAAGGGGCACTGTACTGCCAAATTTATAGCCCGTCTTTTAAGCGGAATCCGTATCCAACCGTGCATTATTCCAATGTTTTCAAGTCCAAGGACGATGCAAAAGAATTTGTAGAGTATCAAAAAGCAAACCCTGACGATGTGTTTCCCAAGTGCATGGGGTGTCACTACAATGCGTTCAAGGAGGGCTGACAATGGCTGAATATAAAATTTGCTTTAGCGTGGCTGGGGCGTTTGGTGCTCAAATCAGATTTGAGGCAAAACCCGGCGTATCCTATGAGGACGCTGCGGCGGCCCTTGACAAAGACAAACTGGCGAAGCTGATATGCCTCGACACCTTGGGCTACTCCGCAAAGGATATTGAGATTATCACGCCGGAACAGTACGAGGCAGAATTTGGAGGGGATGAGGATGGCTGAATGCATTGAGAGGGAAGCGACAATTAAGCGCATCAAAGAAGTTTATTGCGTAGACTGCAACAGCTACAACGGAGTAAGATGCCGTGCGTGTGGTACAGGTGACGCAATCGACATGATCGAAGACGCCCCCATCGTAGACGCAGAGGTTGTGGTGCGCTGCAAGGACTGCTATCAATCAGTGGTGATCGGAGATGTCCTGTACTGCACCTATTGGAGCAAGAACACGGACGAAAACGGATATTGCCACGAGGGAGGATAAGCCAATGGCTGAATACATCAAGCGAGATGCGGCGATTCGCGAGATAGAGCAAATAAATCCTGTTGACTATGGTGCTATGTGGGACTATGAAGCTCATCATTGGGCAGGAGAATGTCTAAGAGACTGCAAAGAGGCGATTGATAGTATTCCCACCGCTGACGTGGCCCCAATCGAAGCGCTGGAGCGCCTGCGGGACGAGATGTGCGCGCAGGACCTAATCACCATGGAGGGGCTGAAACGGCTAAACACGCTGATTTGGAAATACACAACGGTGCATGACGGAGGTGCTGACCATGAGGACGATTGATGTTGATGATTTGGGTGTAGGCCGGTGCAGCAAAGATGTTCTCCCTGCGGCGTATTGTGCTGGTTGGAACGGCTTACTTGGCTTGATTGAAAAAGCCCCCACCGTGGATGCCGTGATCGTGACACGGTGCAAGGACTGTGTACACTATGATTTTGGCGTATGCCTGAAAATCTACTCGGACGGCAACGTGCATCCAGAGGCGTGGCAGAGCCGCAAACCGGAGGACTTCTGCTCCTATGGCGAGAGAAAGGACGGCGGGGATGGCTAAGCAGTCTGGGTATTTACAGCGGCGGGAGGCGGAGCTGGATGCCACCTTCAACGCCGGGGCGGCGATGGCGATGCAATTCGCCATGGATACCCTTCAGATGGCCCTCCACCAGACGGAGGGCTGGGGCTATGACCGGATCATGCGGATCACCCATAACTGGATTGCCGTCCAGCGGGAGTACAAACCGGCGCTGGACTGCCGGAACCCGGAGGCGGACGTCCGACAGGAGCACATGGACCGGGTGCTGAAAGAGATCATCCGGGATAAGGCGGAGCTGATTCCGCACGCTGAGCGGTACAAAGATTTAAAAAAAGTGACGTATGGAGGACGGAAATGAAGATCGGGCAGACGGTAGAGGCGAAGTTCAAAACGCTGCCGGTGGAGCGGGCGAAAAGTGAGCGGTCAAGCGTGGAGCTGTGCCCGATGCGGACGGGGAGGGTGACATGGATTCACCCCAAGGGACGGTTTATCGCCGTGACGACCAAAACCCTTGGCGGGGACGTGACGGAGAACTTTTTGCCCGGAGAGGTCCGGGCGGTCTGAGAAAGGGGGCGGAGGACATGGCAGAGACGCTTGTAAATTTTGTGATCCTGCTTGTAGTGGTGGGCTTTACGGTCTATGAGGCGAGCAGCGGAAATATTGCCATGACGGTATACGCCTGCACGATGCTGGCGCTGTTTTCTTTGCTTTGGAAGATGAAAAGCATCAAACGGCGCCTGAAACGGCTTTGCGAATTGCTGGAAGGGGAGGGGGACGATGGAGAGGACTGAGGACCGCCGGGAACTGCCGGTCTACGCGGTACGGCTGCGGGAATTGCGGCGGGCCAGAGGCGTGAGCAGCCGCCGGGTATCCGAATACTGCGGCATGAGCCACGGCATGGTAGGCTTTTACGAAAGCGGCATGAAGGAACCGAAGGCCACGGCCCTGATTACGCTGGCGGATTTTTACGGCGTGAGTGTAGATTACATCCTGGGCTTGGAACCGGAATAAAAAAATTTTCAAGTGGCTACTAAAGTTTACCAAATCGGGAAAATCTTGTGAAATAATAGAGAGTGAGAAGAAATAAATTCTTTTCACTCTCTGTTTTTTTGCAAAAGCGTCATACACACAAGCAAAGAAACTAACCATCTTTATAGTATCTCACTCACAGAAAGGGGCGAGGACGGTGGATGGATATAGCTACAAGTTTCGCATTTATCCGAACGCACAGCAAAAAAACCAAATAAATAAAACCTTCGGCTGCTGTCGGTTTGTGTATAACCACTTCCTCGACCAGCGGCAGAACCAATACAAGGCCACAGGGCACTCGCCTTCTCGCCGACAGCAGAGAAGTGACCTTCCAATGCTTAAGAAAACCATGTCATGGCTGAAAGAAGTGGATTCCACCGCCCTGCAATCCTCTATAAAGGATTTGGACATTGCCTACCAAAACTTCTTCCGGCGGGTGAAACAGGGTCAGAATCCCGGCTATCCAAAATTCAAGAGCAAGCACCACAGCAAGAAAAGCTATACAAGCAGATGTGTTAATGCCAACATCAAGGTCTTGGAGAAGGCTGTCCAGATCCCCAAGTTGGGGCGGGTAAAATGCCGAATCTCTAAGAAAGTGGAGGGACGCATCCTGACTGCTACCGTGTCCCGCACTTCCAGTGGGAAATACTTTGTTTCTTTATGCTGCGCCGATGTGGAACTGGAACCGCTGCCCTCTACCGGGGCGGTGGTCGGCATCGACATGGGCCTAAAAGCATTTGCAATCACATCTGACGGCGTGGAGTATCCGAACCATAAATACCTGACACGGAGCCAGAAGAAACTTGCCAAACTCCAGCGGCAGTTGTCCCGAAAATCAAAGGGCAGTAACCGCTGGGAAAAGGCGAGGATTCAAGTAGCACGGCTCCACGAACACGTTGCCAATCAGCGGCAGGATATGCTCCATAAGCTGTCCACCAGCCTTGTGCGAACCTATGACCTGATTGCGATTGAGGACTTAGCCCCAAAGAACATGGTCAAGAACCACAAACTGGCAAAGGCAATCTCTGATGCAAGTTGGAGCGAGTTCCGGCGGCAGTTGGAGTACAAGGCGGCGTTGTACGGAAAACAGGTGGTCACGGTCGATCGTTTCTTTCCGTCCAGTCAGCTTTGCTCCGCTTGCGGCGCACAGTGGCCCGGAACAAAAGACCTGTCCGTCCGGGAATGGACTTGCCCCAAGTGCGGCGCTGTCCATGATAGGGACGTGAACGCCGCAAAGAACATTTTGAATGAGGGCTTGCGCCTGTTGGCGTAGCCACTACACAAGGTAGGGCGGGACACGCCCAAACCTATACGCTCGAGGAGACTGCGTAAGACCCCCCAGAAACGGGAGGCGGTAGTCGGTGAACCGAGAATCGCCCCGGCTTTAGCTGTGGGGAGTGTCAAGGGAAGGAGGCCGCGAATGGAACTGGAACCGATGGATACAGCGGAACTGACTGCACAGCAGGAACGCTATGACGCCATTGCCCGTGCCACGAGCGACAGCCTTGCCCTTTTTTACTGCTGCATTGAATTTGACCGGCCCTTTGATATGCTGGCGGTGCCAAAGGAACCGGACGTAGGTGAGAAGTGGGTCGCCTATCTGGACAACCTGCGGCTGAAGAAACTGGACACACGGCGGGGAGAACCCCTTGGCTTTCTGGACGGGCTGACGGACATTACCAAGATTTTTGGCGAGGGGCTGTCCGCCGGGGAGTTCACCAAGGCGGTTGGCAACGAGAAGTCCGCCCGGAACCGGAAAGTAGGGACGGCACAGCAGAGGAAGAACTGGGGCGAGAACTCCGCAAAGAACCCCTACACCTCTGAGGACTATGACGAGCTGGACCGCATTTATGAGGCACTGTCCAGCGATCTGATGGCGGCGGGCGGCGTAAGCGTGAAGCAGGAGTTCATTCTGCGGGACTGCGCGAAGATGACGCTGGACCGGGACAAGATGCGGGCCATCGGCCAATATGACAAGGCGGCTAAGCTGAACAAAATGGTTCAGGATAACCTGTCCAGCGAGGGGCTACGGAAAAAGGACGCGAAGCCTATTGACGATCTGCGGATCGACAGTCTGGTGGAGGCACTGGAAAAGAAGGGGCTTTTGAAAAACGGAAAGCAATGCGACCCGGACGAGATGTTCCGCATTTTGTTTGGGCGTTCCTGCAAATACCCCTACACCATGGACGCGGCGGAACAGATGCTTATGATCAACGAAAACCGGATGCGGCAGAACGAAGGGCGGCCTGAGTTGACCACCCTGCCGCCGGAGATGCGGCTGCGGGACGAGTTAGGGGAGTTTGCGGAGGAACCCAATGATCAGGAGAAGGAGGCATACCAGCGGCTTGGACTGGTGAAGATGCCTCCGGCGAAGAAAAAGCGGTAAGGAGGAGCCATGGCACGGCGGGCCGGAAAGGCATGGACAAGTTCGCAGGGCTGGGTCAGCGTGAAGCCCACGGCAGAGCGGGACTACACGGACTATGAGGATGCCTGGTGGGCCTTTCTGATCTGGGTGTTCCGGTGGTATCCGGACAAGCTGCTGGACCTTGTGCGGAGCGACGAAGCGGACTTCGCCAACGAGGAGATCATGCAGCGGGTGATGGTGCGGGCCTACGCCAGGAAACGGGAGGTGGCGATCACCGGGACCCGAAGCCTGACAAAGACCAGCACAAAGATGAAATACGCCATGGTGAACGGGCTGGTATGGCCGGGAACCCAGAGCGCATATTATGGTCCAAGCTACAAACAGCTTGCCGCCATCGGCGGAAAGACCTACCACCAGATTGAGCACGATTACCCCATCCTTGCCAAGCACTGGCGGGTCAGCGCGGAGAGCAAGGACGACTTCAAGATTGAGACGGACGGCGGAAGCGCCTTTTACATCTCCGCCATGCGCGGCGACAACCTGCATGACGTGACGGCGGAGGAATACGCACAGGAAGAAAACCCACCCTTTGACTACAACGAGTATTCCACCGTGGTGCTGCCGGCCGTGCGTCTCTGGCACAACATCAGCGGTGAGCGGGACAAAAACTTTGTAGGCTACAAGAAACACGCCATCACCAGCGCGGGGCGCAAGCAGAACCACGCGTTTCAGACCCGGTGCAAGGTGATGAAAAAAATGACCCAAGGGGAAAGCGCCTTTGCCATTGACATTTCATGGGAGAGCATCGTGCTCATGCAGATGCGGCCCTATGAATGGGCGCAGGGGCTCCGGGAGGAGCTGACGGCGGAAAAGTGGATGCGGGAAATGGAGAGCCGGTACACTGGCGCGGACGAGTTCCCCGTGCTTTCCGACGAGGTGCTGACGGATTCCCAGCGGGTGCTGGTGATGGAGACGGAGCACTGCTGCAAGGACCCGCACCCCAAGCTGGACCCGGAGGAGGTTATTTACATCGTGGGCTATGACGTTTCCTACGAGGATTCGGCAAAGAACGCCAAATGCGCCTGCGTGGTGATAAAGCTGACCCGTCAGCGGGAATACCTGAAACGGGACCGCTTTTTGAAGCAGCTGGTCTACATTGACGATTGGCCCCCGCCGGACCAGAGCAAGGCGCAGGCACGGCGGGTGAAGGCCATTTGGAACCGATTCTGCTATGACGGCAGCCAAACCTACATCGCCATTGACTCCTGGCAGTACGGGCGCGGGGTGCTGGAAGATTTGATGACCGACTTGGGAGACGGCCTTCCGCCCCTGTGTGTGAAAAACCACGCGGCCTATGCGGCGGCGGAGCTGCCGGGGGCGATTCCGGTGATCTACCCCATCAAGGCAGGCGGCACCGGCGTGACGGACCCGGACTTTGAAATGCTGAAATACGCGCAGACGGAGTTTGAGCACCACAACGTTGAACTGCTGACGCTGAACGCCAACGAGGGTGTGGAGGCGTATAAGCGCGCCCACCGCATCCGGGACGATGACCGGGATTATCAGTTTGCACAGCCCTACCAGAAGTGCCGGGAGCTGTCCGGCCAGATACAGAACCTGAAGCTGGTGCCCAGCGGGGCGGGGATGAGCGAGAAGCGCATTTCCAAGGCCATTCAGCGCGATAGCTGGTCCGCCACGAAATATGCCCTGCGGCTGGCCCAGCTGATCGAGCGGGAGGAACTGCTGACGGAGATCCACGGAAAGAACAAGAGTGACTGGGCGTCGGCGCTGGATCGGTTCAAGGAAAACAAAGTGGCTCCGCCTATCAGCACCGGAGGTAGCGGACGGCTGGTAACGGCGCGGCGGGGAGGCCGGAGGTTTTGACAATGGCTCAACGGAAGAAACGATACCGGCTGTACGCCATGGGGCGGACCCGGAAAACGGAAGAGATCGCGTATGACACCCGGTTTTACCGGATCTGCGCAGGGTACATTCTGCTGTATCTCACCGGACGGAAAAAGCCGGAGGGCGCAGTGGAGGTGGCCGGGGCGGACCTGGACCGGCTGACAGACGGGGACCGCTTGTGGCTGGCAGACTGCAACACCATGATCCTGGCAGAAGCGGCGGCCCAAGCGGGCGTAACGCCGGAAGAAGCGGAGAAGCAATGGGTCAGCACGCTGGACCGGCTGGAATGGGAATTGCAGAAGGAGCGGGAACGCATGAAGGGAGGCGGGGAGCATGGACCTGCAAACTGAATTGAGGTCGGTGCAATTCGCCTCGTACCCGAAGATATTCGGAAGGCTGCGGGAACTGGCGGCACAGTACGGCGATCTGCCCATGGACGCCGTAAGCAGCGCGTTTATGCGGGCGGCCAGCAACACCTACACCCGGAATAACCCCTACATTCAGAACCGCCGGGTAAAGGCCATTTCTTCGCTTCCGGTGAATTACAGCAAGGACAAGGTGGCGGAGATGCTCACCGCACCGGACGGCAACGAACAGGGCCTGCGGCAGGTGGCCCACGCACTGGAATGGACGGCGTATCCCCTGTTTCACACCCGGAAGGTGTACACGGAAATGCTGACCTACCACAGTTACATTGCCCCGGAGTACGCCACAGAGGAAGAAGCGAAGCGGGAGGACTTCATGCGGGAATGGCAGCTTTTGGACAAGCTGCGGAAAACGCTGGACCCCAAGGCCACGGCCCATGAGATTGCGGGGCAGGTATTGCAGGAGGGAAAGGTTTTCTACTATCCCAGAATCAGCGTGGACAAGCCCCACAACAAGGTAAACCACGCTTTTTTACAGCAGCTTCCCAGCGACTGGGTAAAGATCGTAGGGTTCAACAACGTGTCGAAATACACGGTGGCGATGAACCTGATGTACTTTATGCAGCCAGGGGCGGACCCCTTGCAGTTCGGAGACCTGCTGCTGCCCTATCTGGATGACTTCTACGCATCGGCGGAGCGGGCACCGGAGGGCACGGGAAAGCGGGTGATCTTCGCGGCGCGGGACCGGGTGGATCTGAACGTGCTGGAACAGCGGAGGAAGCAGACCGGAGGCCGCTTGGCGGGAGATCCGGAGGTATACTCTCAGAACGGGCGGTGGTTTTATTGGGTGACGCTGCCGGTGGACAAGATTTTCACCTTTGAGGCAGACGATGTATCCCGGAACGCCATTTCCCCGCTGGCGGGGCTGTATCTCTCTCTAGTGCAGATGGCGCAGTACGAGCAGATCCAGCTGGAACTGGTGCAGAACCCCCTGATCGCCCTGTTTACCGGCGAGATCCCCTACAAGGATAAGTCCGAAATTACAAGCACAGAGGACGATTACCGGCTTTCCGACGCGGGACGGCGGCTGTTTGAGTACCTGTGGTATCAGATGCTGACAGAGAGCAACACCAGCGGGATCGGTTGGTTCACGGCCCCTGTGGAAAACATTAAAATGCACCAGCTGGCAGAAGCACCCAGCGCCACCAAGATTTCCGCAGCCGGGTACAGCTACGCCATGAACAAGGCGGGGCTGTCCGCCATCGTACCCACCACGGAGGACCCCAAGGCGGGCATCGCTCAAATCTCCCTGCAAATCGAAGGGAAGTTTGCGGAGTGCGTATACCGGGGCTACGAACGGATGATGGCGGCCATTATGGACAAGCTGAATCTGAAATATTCGTGGCGGTTCAGTTTGTTCGGGACCCTCTCCACCGAGGAGAAGCGGATGGAGGAAGCCAAGCAGGGCATGACCCTTGGCATCCTGCCGCAGACCATCATCTACATGGCCATGAACGATCTTTCCCTGCTGGACGATCTGAGCATTTCCAACGCCATCAAGGCAAGCGGCATCATGGATAAGCGTTTGCCGTTGGTGACAAGCTACAATGCCAAGCAGTCCGAAAGCGGACTGCCGCCCCAGGCGGCCCACGATCTGAACCCCGGCGGGAGACCCAAGGGGGACGGCACCGTGACCAGCGAAGGGCAGGAGGCGGACATTGACACCTACGGCGGATAGCCGAAGAAAAGTGAACAGAGCACCCCGCTCTAAGCGGTGAGCGGGAGGAGCAAAGCGTTGCTGACGCCGGATATTCCGGCGTGGGCAACGCTTTTTTTCAACACGAGAGGAGGAAACCACATGGCAAAGCTGCGGGACATTTACCACTACGAAAATCCCCGCTTTTCCCCGCTGCGGGACGCGGCGAGGCGGGCCACGGCGGCATACCAGAACGCCGCACGGGGGCTGGACACGCTGAAAGAGTGGGTTCTGGTGGAGTTTGGACTGGTACACACGGCGGACGCCATTCACCGTCTGGCCCACGAACAGCCCAAGCGGTTTGACGTGATCGGAGACATTCTTCACCAGCGGCACCTGATGCAGGAATACCCGGAGACCCCGGAATACCGGGAGCGGCCGGAGGACATGGACGGCGTTTTCGGAGAGGTGATCCGGCTGTTGGAGGACATTGATGATGCCTTGCGGGACTGCGTGGGCACCAGCGAAGAAGTGGGGCTGTATCCGCTGGCAAGGGAATTTGAAAATCTTCAGATGGAGAACAGCAAAAGCTACGAGACCATGCTCTACGCATGGCAGATGTATGACAAGACCGACGGCAGCGCCACCAGCTATGACAACTGGGTGGAAAAGCTGTTTGACGGAGAGGAGGCGTGACCATGCCGTTTCGGACGAGAGGAACCCCGCCGGAGCACGTAAAAATGTCCGGCGAACTGCGGGTCATGCAACGGCTCAGTGAATACGAGTTCGGCGTGGAGCTGTGGGTCATGCGCTCCGGGTTGAATGAAAATCATTGGGATTTCCGCAATATGCGGGAGCACTACCTGACGTTTGTGGGACAGCCCATCCTGTGCGCCTATGTGGGCCGCAAGGTGGGAGACGGACACAACATGAGAGAGGTGTGGGACCCCTACACCGGCGAAAAAGGCTACACGTTCATGGACGGAACGGCGGAGCGCATCGTGGGGACCCTATCCGACGATCCCAAGGACTTTTCCATTGTGGAAGAGGCCGGGAACGAGTGGATCAGGGCAAAGGGCCGGTTATTTCAGTTTTACGCACCGGAATTGGTGGAAAAGATCGTGCGGACAGGGCGCATGGATGTTTCCGCCGAAACCGATACGAAAAAATCCTACATGGAGGGCAAGACCGAGGTCATTACGGATTGGGCAGGTCTTGGCGTAACCGTGTTGGGAGACGATGTGCCGCCGGCAATTCCGGGGGCGCGGATCAAGGCGCTGAGTGCCATGCAGGAAGAGTTTAAGACATTAAAACTGCGGGCGGCGTCTTTGGACCCCGGAACGGGAAGCAAAGAAACGAACAAGAGAAAAGGAGTGAACAACATGAGCAAGAAGGCAATGGAGGCCATGTCCGAAAAGTTCAAGGGTTACCGCGTGGTCGCTCTGAGCGAGGACGGGATGCACGTTGGCCTCGTGGACTCTGCCGGCAGCGCTTATACCTACGCCTTTAACGCGGAGGATAACGGCACCGTGGTGGAGAGCCGCATCAAGCCCGCTTATCTCACGGCAGCTTTCCCCTTTGGCGAGGGCGTGGAGGCTACGGTAGAGGTGAGCGACATCGTGGACTATGCCTGCGCCGCAAAGGGGCAGCAGGCGGAGGACGTGAAGGCACTGAAGGCACGTCTGGAAGCAGCGGAGGAAAAGATCCGCACCATGGAAGCCGCCGAGCATGAGCGCCGGGTAGAGGCCGTGAAGGAAGCTGTGAACGGCGCTTTGGAGGACATCCGGGCCTGCTCTGTGGAAGGCGACGCCGACATGACCGAGACTGCCACGGGCCTGTGTGACCGGGCAGAGGAGTTCGCAGCCATGGAGACTGACGGGAAGTTCTGCGGTGCAGACCGCGCCGTGCTGGACCTGATGGCCGCCCACGGCAAGGCACAGACCGAGAAGCGCAAGAAGGAAATGGCCGCCAAGCAGCATTCCTTCGCATGGAACAACCCCAAGACCAACGGCGGCGAGGGCGGCGGCATCATGGAGATGCTGAGCCACATGAACGGCTGAGAAACGAGAGGAGAGTGAATCACAATGGCATACATTGAAAAGACTGCGTTTTGGCCCCGCGTGACCAACCGCGTATTTGACGAGACCCTGAACATCACCGGCAAGTTCCAGAACGCCGATAAGGCGGACGAGACCTGCTCCGCCGGGTTCCTGTGCGTGAAGGACGAGCTGATGGACTGCGAGGGCTATGTGGGCGTCGGCCCCACCGATTCCACCGTGACCATCAAGAACAGCAACAGCTGGAACATGAAGGCCACCGGAGCTGCCGTGAAGAGCGAGGGCGACGGCATTTACGCCTGCAACCCCTACGACGTGAACATGGTTCAGGATCCCGCCACCGGCAACCTCTACAAGGTTGGCGCCAACACGCTGGGCCTGCCCGCTCCCAAGGGCTATCCCGTGACCTTCACCAAGATCGTGTTCGACGGGAACAAGATTTACCGGTTCGGCATCGGCAACGTGTCCACCGCTCTGGGGGCCAACAAGTTCCTGACCATTGCCAACGGTCTGCTGGTGCCCGCCACCGCCGCGCCCACCGACGTGGGGACTCCGTACTTCAAGGTTCAGCCCACCGGCGGCACCTTTACCGAGGGCGCACAGAGCGCATTTGAGTTCGTGGACGTGCTGGCCTGCAAGGTTGACGCGGCAGCGGGCTGAGAAACGAGAGGAGAGTGACAATCATGGCAATCAAACTGAACAGCATCAATCCTGATGTGTATGACAGCGCAGCCAAGGAGTTCAGCAACGCGGAACGTGAGCGGGCCTACATCGTGACCTGCGGCCGTCTGCTGATGCGTGAGCGTCTGGGCCGGGATGAGCGCGCCCTGCGGGTCATGACCAAGCAGCCCGACGATTTCACCGCCATGCTGGCGGACGGCGAGGGGCAGAACAGTTACAGCATGACCAACCGCAACCTTCAGAAGAACTTGCTGCTTTTCTGCGCCAAGCGGGTGTGCGCCCTGAGCGGCGAGATTCCTCCCGCTGATCTGGACGAGTTCCGCCGCAACCAGCGCAAGTTCATGAGCGACAGCCTGTACCTCAAGACTCTGGCCGGCATCGTCACCGAGATCGTGACCCCCATGCTGCCCACCGTTATGAGTTCCGGGCTGGGCTGGCTGGCCGAGATGACCACCGTGCCCATCGGCCAGACCAAGGAACTGGACATCATGTCCAACGACATCTTCCTCTTTGAGGACGACAGCTGGGGCGCTTCCCGCTCCAAGCCCGCCAACACCCTCTTCAACAAGAGCGTGACCCTGAATCCCCGTCTGCGCACCGCACGGGTGAGCGTGAAGTGGTATCAGCTGGTGGGCAACGATGCCGACATGGGTCAGTTCTTCAACGCTCTGGCCGCCGGTATGTACTCCAAGATCACCGCGCTGTGGATCAGCACCCTGACCAAGATGACGGGCAACACCGCCTATGTGCCCAATAACATGAACTTCACAAACACTTCCGCAAACTGGGTCACTGCCGGTGAGCGGGTAAGCGTTGTGAACGGGACCCGCTACCGGAACGTGATGGCCATTGGCCGTCCCTCCGCCCTGACCAAGGCGCTGCCCAGCGGTGTGGTGAACGCCTCCACCGTGAACCTGGATGCCGCCCTGTCTACCATGCTGGGCGTGGATTGGGCGCGGTACGGCTTCCTGGGCGAGTACATGGGCATGAACCTGATGCCCATCGACACCGCCATTGTGCCGGGAACCCAGAATACCAGCGTGATCGACATTGTGCCCGCCGACAAGATTTGGCTGGTGCCCGCCGGCGGCTACAAGCCTGTCTACATCGGCATGGAGGAGGGCACGCCCATTCAGTTGGAGCTGACCCCCGACCAGACCGCAGACATGAGCATCGACGTGGTTGTCTCCATGTCTATTGATTGTGTCCCCGTGTTGGCGTCCCGCATGGCCGTCATCAACGCGTAAGACCCAAAGCGGGAGGGAGGAAACCCTCTCTCCCGCAGATATGGCGCAAAGCCTGCATGAGGGCGGAGCGCAACAGAAAACAAAGCATCTTGTATCTGAAAGGAGCGGACAAAGATGGCAAAAGAGAAACGGACGGCCGCAGATGTGGCGGCGGGGATTGAAGCCCAGGAGCTGGAAGCAGCCGACCAGCCCTTGCGGGAACAGACAAAGGCTGCGCCCGTGGCAGAGCAGAAGGCGCCTGCGGCGGAGAAGGAACCCGAAAAGCTCTATACAGCCAATGAGGTAGCGGAGATCGCTAAACAGGCGGCGGCGGAGGCCGTTGCAAAGGCTATGGCGGAGGTTAAGCCGCAGGTGGTACAGGTGATGGCGGACACGGAAAAAGTGACGCTCCGCTGGTGCGCACCGGTAGCAGACGACAACCTGGCTGTATTCGGCCCCAACGGGATGTACGGCACCGTGACCGGGAAAAACGGCACGGTGATGGTGCCCAAGAGCGAGTGGAGCCGGTTCTATGACGAGACGGCAAGACGGCTTATTGACCGGCGGTGGCTGGTGGTGCTCTCCGGGATGACCGATGCGGAACGGGCGGTGTACCACTGCGCATACCGCAAGGGTGAGGTGCTGGACGAGACGGCCTTCCGCTGCGCCGTGACCATGGGGGACAAGCTGCTGGACATCTTCGACGATCTCTGCACAGAGCATCAGGAGATGGTGGCCAAGGCTTATTACGACGCATGGGAGCGGGGCGAGGTAAGCTCCGACCGCCGGGAACTGCTGAAGCAGCTGAACACGAAGAACAAAGCCCGGTATGCGGAGGAACCCAAGGAGGATCCCCGGCGGAAGGGAATGTTCCGCCCGGTGCTGGACGCGCTGAACAGCGCGGAGGCAGCGGAAGAGGACTAAGAATAAAAGGAGGAATTAGACATGGATATTTCTGGATTTGGCATTGCCAGCGTGGCGGTAATCACGGTGATCTGCTACCTGATCGGCATGGCTGTGAAGGCCACCGCCATTGAGAACAAATGGATCCCCATTGTTGTGGGCGTGTCCGGCGGCGTTCTGGGCGTGGTGGGGATGCTGATTATGGCAGACTTCCCCGCAACGGACTATCTCACCGCCGTGGCAGTGGGCATTGTGAGCGGCCTGGCCAGCACCGGGGTCAATCAGATTGCAAAGCAGATGAGTAATTAAAATTGCGCTCCCCGCAGGGGGACATTCCCATGTCATGGACGTGGGGCGCATTCTTTTCTGGAAAAGAACCCGCCCCACACCCCGGAAGAAAAGCACCAGGGCGTTCCGACTTCGCCCTGGACCCCCAACGGCACAAAGGGCGAGGGCTGCGGCCCTCTCCCTTTGGAAACCCTCTCCCATAAGATGGGAGACGGGGAAATCCCCTTTGGAAACCCCTCCTTGGAAGGGATGAGGACGAGGGGGCATAGATAGAATCAACAACCATTTTTTGATTTGAAAGGAGAACAAATCATGGAAAAGAAATATGCTGAGATCATCACTGAGGGCAAGAAGAACGGAAAGACCATCGAGGAGATCAACGAGGCCCTGAAGGAGGCCGGTGCCAACTTCCACCTGAATCCTGACGGCGGCGTGGCCGGGTGGACTAAGGACGAAATGCGGGAGGGCTTCATTCCCGCGGAGGATGACCGGAAGGATGGCCTGTATGAGACCGCCAGCGACGGAAAGCCTATCCGGTACTCCAACAAGGCACTTGGCGGCGGAGTCTACGGCACTGCCATCCCCGTGATGGATCGGGACGAGAGCCGCGCCGACACCACCATTACCGTGGGCCACTGGGAGCTGAGCTACGACAGTCTGGGCTACTGCTACAGCCGGAAGAACCTGAGAAAATGACCAGAGCGGGGACAGTTCCGCTTCAGGACCTCCAATGGGTGCGGATTTATTTCAACAGAAAACGTCTCCGCTCCACCCCAGCCAACCTGCGGAAAATGCTGGCGGAGGCGGGCGGGGACGCGATCTGCAATGGCTCCATTTTCCTACGGAACCAGCAGCCCGCCTGCCACCTGAAGGCAGACGGAAAGGTTTACAAAGCCCCGGCCTACCGGGCGTGGGCCATCAGCTGGAACACGCCCGAGGACTTCGGCGTGAAGACCGTGCCCAACGGGGACCGGAATTACATGGAGTGTGTCCACCTCATTATCGGCGGGAAGAAGATCAGCCCCATCCACTGCGGGGCTGATATGAAGTACCGCGCTCCCCGGACGGCTATCGGCACCAAGGATGGGCGGTTCGCCTACTATGTGAGCAAGGACCGGCGGACACCGGAACAGCTCCGTGACCTGTTGGCCGCGTCCGGCTGGGACAACGCCATCATGATGGACGGCGGCGGAAGCACCTGCTTTATGGACAGCGAGGGCAAGGGCTTTACCGGGGACGGACGGGTGATCCCGTTCTTTCTGGTGTGGAAATTGAAAAGCGGGGACGCATTTGAGCCGGAAGGAGAAGAACCTATGAGCGTAGAGATCAATGCCTACAGTAAGGCGAAGGACGGCGGCAAGAAGCTGTCCACAAACTTTACAGTGAAAGAATTTGCCTGCAAAGACGGCTCCGATACCGTGCTGGTAGCCCCCCGGCTGGTGATGGTTTTGCAGAGCATCCGCAGTCGCTTCGGCGTGACTGTGACCATTAACAGTGGGTATCGGACGCCGCAGTACAACGCCAAGGTGGGCGGCGTAGCCCACAGCCAGCACTGTTACGGCACGGCGGCTGACATTGTGGTACGGGGCAAGACCCCGGCAGCGGTAGCGGCTTATGCGCGGCAGCTGATGCCGGACTGGGGCGGCGTAGGGGTCTACGCAAAAAAAGGTTTTACCCATATCGACGTCCGGGAGACCAAGGCCGACTGGACCGGCTGAGAGTTTTGAACCGAAGGGGGGAACAGAGCAATGGCGATGCAGGGAGACTCCTATCTGATCCCCATTGTGGTGCGGCAGAACAATGTTGTGATCGAGCCGCAGATGGTGGAACTCCTGGTGCTGAAGATTGGCGGCATTGCAAAGTTCTACCCCGGCGGCGGGCTGACCTACGCGGAGGGGCAGTGGTATTTCTCCCTTTCACAGGAACAGAGCCTGAAGCTGCCTGACCGGCCCGTTGAGACCGGCGGACGAATGAAACTGCCCCATCAGGAGGTGGTGGGCTTCCGGGGACCGGATGTGAACGTGCGGAAGGCCATCGTGGAAGGGGTGATCTGATGGCGAACAAACACTCCACACTGACGCCGGAGACCTGCTTCAAACCCATGGTGATGGACATTCAGGACGTGGTTCTGAACGTCACCGATGGAGAAGGGCGGGTCTATCAGGAAAAAACCGTGGTGCCGTCCGGCGTCCAGCAGATCGTGACGCCGGATGCCAACTACGCGGCGCTGTCCCGCGTGATCGTGGAAGCGATTCCCAGCGACTACGGGAAAATCACTTACAGCGGAGACGTGATCACCGTAACTTAACAGTCCAACCCCCATATAAAACGGTTGATGGGGTCGAAAATTTTTAAAAGGAGACCGGTAACATGGCAAAGAAAAATGTAATCATCAACAAAGTTCCGTATGAGGGCGTTGGAGAAGTCAAGCTCCCCTTACAGGAGGGAGGCGGCAACGCCCGCTATGTGGAAACCAGTGACGCCACTGCGGCGGCCGGCGATATTTTGGCCGGGAAAAACGCATACGTCAACGGAAGCCTGATCGGCGGTTCTATGCCGAACAACGGCAAGACCGACGGAACCATTTCCACGGTGGACGGAACGGTTACCATTCCCGCAGGCTACACCTCCGGCGGCACCGTTCAGATTTCCGAGGCGGAGCAAGGAAAGGTGATTCCCGGCAACATCAAGGCCGGGGCGACCATTCTGGGCGTGGACGGTAAAGCCTCCGTGGTGGACACCGATGACGCGGACGCCACCGCCGGGGACATTCTTTCCGGCAAGACAGCCTATGTGAACGGCCAAAAGATCACCGGCACCACCACCCTGCCGACGATCTCGCTGCTGGATGGGGTACTGAGTATTTCCTAAATGGGCTTGCTCCCGCAAGGGGACATTCCCATGTCAAGGATGTGGGGCGCATTCTTTTCTGGAAAAGAACCCGCCCCACACCCCGGAAGAAAAGCACCAGGGCGTTCCGACTTCGCCCTGGACCCCCAACGGCACAAAGGGCGAGGGCTGCGGCCCTCTCCCTTTGGAAACCCTCTCCCAGAGACAGGGGAGGGGCAAATAACAGAAAGGAGAACGCTTCATGCCAAGTCCAACCGTCATTGTGAACCACAAGACATACCGCGGCGTGGGGCGTTTATCCATCCCCCTGTCCACCGGGACGGGGAACGGAGATTTCATTTACATCGGCGGAGATCCGGGAAGCCTGCCGCAATGGCAGGCGAGCGTGAAGATCGCAGGCGTGAAATACAACGCCGTACAGCGGGTAACACTGCCGAAGCAAGGCGGCGGGGAAGCCCACTACCTATGCGCGGCGGGGACCTTTCGGGAGTTTCCCGTAAACCCCGGCGGCAAAAAAATTAACATCGGAGACTATGTGAAGCTGGAAGCAGGGCTGTATCCCAGCGAAAGCCTGTACCCAAGCGCGGACCTTTACCCAAGCAACGTGATTCTGGCGACCGGGGCGGGGACGGACTCCGCCAACGCCGACGGCATTGCCATGAATGACGCGGAACCAGGAGGGACCGTGCTGGTATACATTCCAAAAACGTAAGGAGGGGCGGCTATGGGAACGAGTTGGAGCGAGATCATTTCGGACCATGCCATGGTTTTTATTGATGACGTGAGACTGACGGATCAGGCGGCGGAAAGCCCTGCGCGGTTCCTCCGGCGGATGAGCCTGTACATGAAAAACGCGATCCCGGTATTCAACCGTCCCCCTGAGATAGTGGATTACCTGAAGGAGGGACTGACGGAACCCGCCTACGGGGACAGTGCATGGGCCTCCACCTTGGAGAGCATTGCGAAAGAAACGAAGGTAGAGACGGGGATGACCGGCTACGAATTATTCTCCTGCGCACAGCGGGCGGAGCAGCCGGACGGGTCCGTGCTCTTAGTACCGTATGGAGAGGCGGTGTATGACCCGGAGACCGGGACCGTGACCTTCCCTCCCCAGATGGACGCGGGATTGCAGTACGAAATGGACTTTTACACCGACGGGGCCTTTGCCCATGACCTGACGGCGGAGCAAAAGCGGCTGTTGGGATTGTGCGTAGCCTCCGTATGGGACGAGCGGTTTTTCCGCAACTGGCTCAGCGACGCGCCAAAGGATCATGACCGGAGCTTTAACCCACCTAACGAGCCGCAGTACATGGAAAAGGGCAGCAAGAAAAAACTGCAAAACCGGGGGCTGTTGAATCAGGAATTGCGGAAGTATGAGCAGGACTGCCTGTACGCAACGGCGTTCCACCGGTCTATGCGGCAGATGGAGCTGATCTGAAAGGAGGGAGCCACATGGCGGACGCTAAGCACGGCATGAAAAACATCGGCCTTTTGAGCGGCGGGAACGGCAGGGCGACCAACGCTCCGACCCAATACCGGGACCGGAAGCGGCAGTATTTTGCGGATGCCACGGCCCGGTTTGTGGAGGAAATGGCTCCTTACGCCACGGACTTTGTGACGGCCCGGATGCAGGGCTTGGTTCCCGGAGACTTCTACCAGTGGAGCACAAAGCGCATCCGGTTCTCCGACACCACCAAGCAGGGCGTCAGCCTTACCCGAAAGACCGATGACCAGAAGGCATTTTTGGTGGCGGACGCCAGCGTAGACTACATCCCGGAGGGAGCCAAGGTGGAGACCATGGGTTCCTACTGGCTGGTGACGAACCCCTCCAACCTGTCCAGCGCAATAGGGACCGGGATCATGCGGCGGTGCAACGCCGTATGGCGGTTTCTGGACTGGTACGGGAACATCCGAGAAGAACCGATCCTTGTGGAAAAGTCCTTGGCGCAGGCCACAGCCAACGATTTTCAGGAAATGACCCTCATCATGCAGGGATATTTCAACATCATCTGCCAGCGGAACGCCAACACAGAGCAGCTGGACCAGAACAGCCGCCTGATCTTAGGGCGGCGGGCCTACCAGATCACGGGCTACTCCGACGTGACGCAGGAGTTTACCGGTGACGATGAGAGCACACACCTGCTGTATTTCAACGCCCGGATGCAGGAGCCAAACCACGAGATCGACGATCTGGAAGCGAAGGTGGCAGGGGGGAAGAACTTCTCCTGGGCGGTATTTGTCACCGGGGCGCCCCGCATGACGGCGGGAGATGCCTTCCAATTCACCGCTGCTTCCCGGCGGAACGGGGCCGAGGTGGAGAACACGGAGGAACACCCCATCGGCTATGTATGGTGTTCCAGCGACACCAACGTGGCCACGGTGGACAGCAAAGGCGTGGTAACAGCGGTAGGCGAGGGTACCTGCCAAATCACGGCGGTGCTGGACCAAAACCGGACTTACGGCGGGACCTTCGCCGTGACGGTGGAGGCATCGGCGGCAAAAACACCGGCGGTACGGTTTTTGAACGAGGTTCCCCGGTATATGGCCCCCTACGATGTAGAGACCTTGGAGGCGGCGCTGTTTATCGGCGGCGTTCGCCAGGACGCGGCAGTGGAGTGGACCTATGAGGGAGCCGCAGAGGGTTCTTACAGCGTGAGTGTCAATGGGAACCGGTTGACAGTGAGGTGCTGGGGGAACAGCCCGAAACCGCTGACGGTAACGGCCAGATGCGAGGGTGAAAGCGTCAGCGCGGAGATCGAATTGGAGGGCTTGTGATGGCAGAGAAGTGTCCATACGCCTACAAGCGGCCCGGAACGGTGAGCTTGCTGTGTGAGATGCAGCCGGGGCAGAAATTCCCCATCTGCGGACACCAGCATTTATGCGGCGTGACCGGGCAGTGGGAGAATACACCGCAGGCGGCGGTGTGCCCCCTGCGGGGGATTGACCGTGAGAAATTCCAAAAAATCTGAAAGGAATGACGTATATGGAATGGAAAAAACTAACGGAGGAAGGGCTGCTGGCAGCCAGAGACTATGTACCCCTGATGGAAAAGGCGGCGTTTGCGGCGGAGTGCGCCGGACGGTGCTTTGATCGGATGGAGGTCCGGGTGGAGGGGGGACAGGTACTCCCCTACTTCAAGGAGAACGTGGAGCGGCGGAGCCGGTATCTCATGGGCGGCTTCGTGAAGCTGTATCTGGGAGAGGACTTTGAGCCGGTGGAGGGGGAAACCTACCTCATGTCCGCCGATGACTACGACCGCTGGGCCGGAGGACACATCTTTAACCAGATCGACCGCATGAAGGGGAAAGGGCCGGAGCTGCGGGACAAGGCCTTTGACCTGCTGGCGGATTACCGTGATCTGGAAAAGATGCTGAAAACGGAGATTTACGGGATGCTGCAAGCCATGAATGATCCCGTGAGCCGGTTTCAGGATCTTGCGGCGCAGAGCATGACGCCGGAGGCGGTGCAAAAGACGCTGGACGATCTGAAAGAGGCCCGGAGCGCTTTTGACGCGGCCTTTCAGCAGCGGAAGGACGGCGCACAATGAGCGAACGGTTAGACCTCACGGGGAAAAAGTTCGGGAGAATAACTGTTATCCAATATGCAGGGAAAAGCAAGTGCAATCACATCCAATGGAAATGCAAGTGTGATTGTGGGAAAGAAATCATTGTTACCACAGGTCATTTGCGAAGCGGGCACACCCAAAGCTGCGGATGCAAAGCAAAAGAATTAGCGAGGGACGCACACACTACCCATGGGATGAGCGAAACTCGGCTATATCACATTTGGTCGAACATGATAGACCGATGCAAAAATCAAAATGTTTCACATTACTTTAGATATGGCGGTCGCGGAATCACCATTTGCAAAGAATGGCGGAACAGTTTTGAAGCGTTTGGGAATTGGGCGCTATCCAACGGCTACCGGGACGATTTGAGCATAGACCGCATTGACGTGAACGGCAATTACTGCCCGGAGAATTGCCGGTGGGCTACCCCTAAAGAGCAATCCAATAATAAGCGGAACAACCATCTAATTGAATACAACGGCGAAACAAAAACAATGAAACAATGGTGTGATCAATTTGGGGTTAGTTTTGATCTTGTAAAGCAACGCATCAACAAATTGGGTTGGAGTCCGGAGATGGCGTTTTTTACTCCAAGCGCACAAGCAAGGAGGGCATAATGAACAGAAAATTCAATAGTCCTACGTATCCATACGAAAGAGTTATGCCGTCGTTTCTGACCTTCCGTGGGGCGGAGGAGATCCCCCACAAGCTGTTGACCTATCTGATGGACCTGCCGCTGCCGGACGGCTACGAGCCGGTGGATGACAACACCCGCCCCCGTGTCCGGCTGATGAAATATCTATGGCATGACGGGGCCAAGCCGCTGGGAGAGCGGCTGCCCACGGCCAAGGAAAAGCAGAGCCTTCTTTTTGACGGGAACGAGCCTGTGGTAGACAGCAGCACCCAGCGCCGCAAGCACCCGAAAGGGTATCGCCTTTACGCCCAGAAGTTCTGGGGGGAAGCCCAGACGGAGGCGAAAAGCATGATCAAGTGCTATCTGGGCCGCATTTTTTCACAGACGCCCTTTGACGCGCGGATCGGCATTACCTTTGTAATTGCCTGCAACGTGAATCAGGAGACCACCACGAAAACGGAGGCATATTCCAGAGCCTACGATATGGAGCAGTGCATCATCGAAGCACTGAACGGGGTGAACATAGCGGGGATCGGCGTGTGCGACTTCTCCCGTATCGCCCACGCAGACAACGGCAGCCGCCCGGTCTATGACCAGACGGGCACGGTGGTGGGCCGGGAACTGAAAATGAGCATCCATTGGGCGGAAAGCGAAGTCGCCATGGGGGACACCATTGAGGACTACTAAATTCACAACGGGAGGACAGCCACCATGAACATGGAAGAAGCAGCCGTAAAAATAGAGGGCCACGAGCACGAGATCAAATCTCTGAATCACCGCATGGCCGATGTGGAGCGGGATCAGCAGGCGCTGATCAAGCTGACTGCCAGCGTAGAGGTAATGGCGACCAAGCAGGAAGAAATGGGGACCAAGGTGAGCCGGATCGATGAGAAGATGACGGAGATGGAAGGGAAGTCCGCCAAACGGTGGGACAGTCTCGTGGACAAGGTGATCTGGCTGATTGCCGGGGCTTGTATTGCGGCGCTGTTTGCCAGCGCAGGCATTGCCATTTGATTTCAGATATTGGAGAGGATGAATTAAAAGATGGAACTCTCACGGAATATCAAGCGGGCGGCGGACCGCTACGAACCCGTAGAAACCGCCGGACTGACTCTATGGCCCATCCGGGTCTGTGAGCAGGAGGAATTTGAGCGGGCGAGACCCGCCATTGACGTGATCCAGCAGGCGCTCCCTGTGCGCTATGCGGTCATGCCTCTGCTGACAGCCTATTGGGTCATGGATCTGGAAAGCATGAAGCGGGGGGAGGAACCGGTGGGCCTTTTCAACCGGGCGCTGGCGTTTTTGGCGCTGGCGCTGCGGCTGGGGGAAGGCCGGAGCCTTTCAGACCGCATCCGCCTGTTTCATGTGAAACTTTCACCTGAAAACACAATGGATTTAAAGGGGATATGCTTTACATGGAACGGCGAGGAAGAAATCACCATTACCCCGGTACAATTCCAGCGGCTCAGGGCTATTCTGGCCTATCAGAACGGCATTGAGCTGACGGATGAGGACGCCAACCCGGATCTGTTGGAGGCGGAGGCGGAACTGGCCCGGAGGAACGGGCCGAAGCTGCGACGGGACCCAGCCGGTCTGCTTTCCTCCATCGCCCTGTTTACCGGATGCGAGGAAACGGAGATGGACGAATGGCCTATTTTAAAGCTGAAACGGCGTCAGGAAGCCATCCAGCGGGCGGCAGATTATCTGATCTGCGGCATTTCGGAGGGCAACGGCGTGAAGTGGAAGGGCGGGAACCCTGTACCCCACCTTTTCTATGACCGGGAGCGGGAGGATGCGGGGGCCGTAACCCCGCTGAGTCAATTTACCAACAACAAGGAACAAACTTAAAAGGAGTGTGAACAGACATGATCACTTTTACTGACAAGAGACTCTACCCGAAGGGCATTTGCTCCGCACAGCTTCAGGACCCTGTTACCGGCGAGGTTCTGAGCCAGAGCGACAAGTTCTCCACCGGTAACATCCAGTTCTCCGGCAACATCGACCCTCTGCGGGCCGGTCTGGGCAACGGCATCGCCACCATCATTGCAAGCGATTCCGACACGCAGGTGAACTTCACCCGCGCGGACTTCGACCTGATGAGCAAGATGATGGCTGTGGGCGGCACCGTGAGCTACAACGCCGTTTCTCCCGTCTGTCAGACGGTGGAGGCCACGGGCACTTCCCTGAAGGCCGACGTGAGTAAGCTGGTGCCTGTGGCCCAGTACGGCTATTCCTCCATTTTCTGCTACGTGCAGGAGGTGGGCGCGGCTTCCTCCTACTCTGTGGGCGGCGTTCCTTATCCCATTGACCCCGCCACCGGCGCCATTACCGGCTTCACCGCTGAGAGCGGCAAGAGTTACAAGGTGTGGTACTTTGCCCGGAAGCCCGCGGCTCAGGTGGGCGTGGTGCACAGCGCCTTTAATGGCCGCATCGTCCACTTCACCGCGCAGATCGCCGTATACCAGAACGTGTCCGGCAAGAACAAGGGCACCCGCTGGGGCTGGGCCTACCTGATCGTACCCCGCCTGTATCTGAACCCCGAAGGGGCCAACACCACCGGCGACCAGTCCAACTACGACACCACCACCATTACCGGCCGCGCCATCAACGAGGACGCTGATGTGATCTCCGCCGAGTGCGACGCTTGCGGCGGCATGGGCACTTCCGCCTACGTGGTGCTGGTTCCCGACGAGGAAAGCGATGAGGTAGCGGGGATCGCCGTCATCGGCGGCGTGGTGAGCGTGGCCGTCAGCGGCACTGCCCCCGTGAATGCCAAGCTGGTTATGAAAAACGGGGAACTGGTGACGCCCTCTCCCGCAAGCCTGCTGAAGTATACCGTGACCGCCGGGACTGCTACCGGGACCACGGTCTCCAAGGACGGCATTGTGACCGCCGGGAGTACTCAGGGCACCGGGAGCATCGCCATCCAGTATCCCGCCGAGGGGGCGGCCAAGTACACCGCGCAGGCGGTTCTGGAAGTCACCGCCGAGTAAGGGACACACCAAAAACGCCTTATCCTAAGCGTTGGATAGGATGAGCCGAGCGGGGCTGACTGACGGGGAAACCCGGCGGTCGGCCCCGCTTTTTGATCCCCGGCAGACGGGAGGGCATGAGGATCTCATGCTTTGGCGTATGCCTGGGACCATTTTCGTGAGATCACGAAAATGATGGAAAGGAGCGGGGATATGAGCGGGAGCGCATCTGTCAGGATCACAGGGCTGGACGAGGACATGGCGGCACTGGAACAGCGGTTCAAGGCGGCGCTGGCGGGGGCCATGCCCACGCTGCGGGAGGATCTGTCCCAATGCCTTTTCGAGCACGTGCAGGGAGACGTATACGAAAAATTCGACCCAAAGGAATATATCCGGCGGGGAGAATACGGCGGCTTGGCCGACATCGACGGCAACACGGAGTTTGCGGTGACAGAGGACAGCGTTTCCATGGATTACCAGCCCAGCGGCGAGAGCGAACAGGTGGAAAATCCGCTGAACGGAGACACACTGATCGGGCGCATTGAGCATCTGGACCCGCCCTATGACTGGACCCGGAGACCCCCGGCCAGACCGTTTTTTGAAAATTTTGTCACGGAACTGGTAGAAGGCGGACGGGCGGAGGAAACGCTGGTACGGGCCATGAACCAACAGGACGCAGAATTACAGATCGAAGCCAACGGCTACACGGGCCGGGAGGGTGACGAAGGATATTGAAGTAAAGGCAGGGCGGTGAAGCATGGCAAAAATTATCTTTAAGGGCGTACCCGATTTTACAGAGGTCCGGGCGGAGATCGCAAAGCTGAAGCAGGAGGTTGCGTCGGTTTCTTCCACAAAGGTGAATCTGAACGGCACGGCGCAGGGTCTGAACGGCGCGGCCAATGCCGCCGGGAAGCTGGCGGGGAACTTGCAGAAGGTCTCCACCACCTTTGACGCAAACGGGCAGGCCACGCGGCAGGTGCGGGATTTCTCCGCACGGCTGGGAGAGACCACCCGCGTGGTGGCGACGCTGAACAAGGAGACGGGGGATCTTGCTGTGACCCAGCAGACCGTGACCCGGAACTACCGACAGCAGGCCCAAGCGGCGGAGAAAGCCGCGGCCGCAGAACTGAAAGCCACCCGGCAGGCCAACGCCTATTTACAGCAGCAGACCAGAGCAGCGCAGAACACCCCTTATAATCCCACATCGATCCAGCGGCAGATCGAGGGCATGGTGGGCATCGGGAATGCCGCCAAGAGCGCTGCGGACAGTGCCGGTGTATTTGAAAGAGCGTTTTTGAACACCTCCGATAAGGTCCAGAAGGGCACGAAGGAGATGACTGAGAAAACCAACCTGTTAGGGGACAGTTTTACCAACGCCTACCTGAAAATGCTGCAATGGCAAGTGGTGGGCACTATCGTTTCCAAGACCATTGGGGCTTTCCGAGACGCCATTTCCACCATGAAGGCCGTAGACGATGAGATGGTGACGGTCCGCAAGGTAACTGGCTTTACAGCAGAGCAGATGGAGGAACTGCGGGACCGGGCGTATGAGACGGCATCGGCCTACGGCGAGGCGGCGGACGAATATCTGAACTCTGTGGCGGCGTTTGCCCGTGCCGGTTACGGCGAACAGGCGGACGCGCTGGCGGAGCTGGCCACCAAGACAAAATTAGTGGGCGACACCAACGCGGAAACGGCACAGCAGTTCCTGTTGTCCGTGGACGCGGCGTATCAGTACAAGGGAAACATTGACGCATTGACCAAGGTGCTGGACGGCGCCAACGAGATCGACAACAAGTACGCCACCAGCATTGAAAAGCTGGCGGAGGGCTTGGGGACCGTGGCCCCGGTGGCGGCACAGGCCCATGTGGGGATCGATGAACTGACGGCGGCAATCGGTACGATCACCGCCGTGACCCAGCGGAGCGGCAGCGAAGCGGCCCGTGCGTTCCGGGCACTGGTGCTGAACATCGTGGGGGACACGAAAACCGAGATCGACGAGGGCGTGACGTGGACCACCGGGGAGATCGCCGGATTGAAAGACGTGATCCGGGAGTACGCCCCGGCTGCGTATGAAGCGGCGAAGGCCACCGGCGAGGTCATTGACCCCATGGAGGCCATCGGGGGCCTTGCCCAGAGCATGAAGGACGGGCTGCTGACCGAACAAAAGCTGATGGAGATGGTCAGCGACATCGGCGGCAAGCTGCGGACCTCTCAGCTTCTGGCTCTGATCCAGAACTGGGATATGTACCAGTCCATGCTGAAGGACTACGCCAACGCCGTAGGCAGCGCGGACAAGGAAATTGAGAACGCACTGGACAGCTGGACCCGCAAGACAAACATTCTGAAAAACGAATGGACGGAGTTCATCCAAAGCATGGTGAGCACCGATGCCGTTAAGGGCGGGCTGGACGTGCTGATCGGCGCGGTGGAAGTCCTGAACACGGACATTGGTCATTTCGCGGCGGTTTCCGGGACTGCGGTTTTGGGAATGCTGGCGCTGAAAGCAGCGGCCAAGGGCGCGACGGTGGCATTTGCAAAGCTGTCGGCGGCGGGGATCGCCATGAACCCGTGGCTGCTGGCAATCGCGGCGGCGGCAGGGGCGTTCAGCCTCGTGTGGAAGGCGACGGAGGACTACCGGAAAAGCCTTGACGCGCTGAACACGGAGATCGAGACCAACACCACCCAGTTAGAAGAAAACAAGAAGCGGCTGGAAGAAATCTATGCAATTCCATGGCATGATCTAACGCCGGAGCTGATCGAGGAAAAGAAGGCGCTGGAAGCGGAAAACGCCGAACTGGAACAGCAGATCAAGCACCTGACGGCGATTGCGGAGAAGAAGGCCCAGACCGTGGGCGGAGCCGGTGGAACCACGATCACGTCCATGGGCAGTGTGAAGGGCTACGATGAATTTGTGGGCCGGTCCTTCAAGTCCACGGAGGAAATGATCGCTCAGCTCCGGCTGGTGACGGGACAGGCCATCAGCACCACGGCAGACCTGGAACGGCTGGGGATCACCTACGAAACGCTGGCGGACAAGGCCAAGGCGTACACGAACCAGCTTCAGTCCGGGCGAAGCATCCAACAGGACCAGATCGACGATTTCTACGCCGTGAAAACGGCGGCGGAACAACAGGTGGCAGCCTACGAGGAAGCCATCAAGGCCAACGGCAAGCTGACGGACGCCCAACAGGCGGACTATGACGTGCTGAAGGCATTTTTGGCACAGGTCAACAAAGCCACACAGCCCATGAGCAACTATGTGGCAGGGCTTTTGAAGGTACAGCGGCAGGCGGGGAAGTCCGGAAACCAGATTTACGATCTGGTGAAGCGGATGATCGTTCTGAACGAGAAAAAGCTGGACCTGAGTCAGCAGATCGGGGCGCTGCGGCAGCTGGCCACCGAGGCCGGGGCGACCGCCTATTCCGTGGGCATGATCGGTGCCGCCAAGACGCAGGATGTAGAGCGGACCATCAAGGGCCTGTTGCAGACCGGAAAGGCCAAGACCTATGACGAAGCCCGTGCCATCGTTCTGAACCGGATCTACAAGTCCATGTTTACGGACACCGGGCGGGACAGCGGGACGGTGGATACCACCTCCACAGTGGATACGTCCTCCACCACATCGTCAACGGGGAAATCCACTAAGGACGCGGAGCTGGAACGGCTGAAGGACATCGTATCTCTGCGGAAGTCGGAACTGTCCCTCATGCAGGAGCGTGGGGACAGCACGGCGGACCAAATCGACAAGATGCGGCAGATCCAGGCGGCGCTCCACGCACAGGCGGAGTATATGCGGCGGATCGGGGCCAGTCAGGCGGACATCAACGCCCTGTCCACGGAGCACTGGAAGATCACCAAGCAGATCGAAGAACTGCAAAAGGATCTTTGGGACGAACTGGAAGATGCCGTTAACAAAAAGCTGGAAGAGGCGGCGGATGCCCGTGACAAGCAGGTTGACGCCATTGACAAGCAGATCGCGGCGCTGAAGGACGCCAAGCAGGCCGAGGACGAAGCACTGAAACTGGAACAGCTGAAGGCGGCGGTGCTGGAAAAGCAGAACGCCTTGCTGGAAGCCCAGAAGGAACGGACGGTGCGGGTATTCAACGCCGCAACCGGGCAGTGGGAGTGGGAAGCCAACGCCTCGTCCGTGAAGTCCGCGCAGGACGCCTATGAAAAGGCCAAGGAGGACTTGGCGGAGTATGAGCGGGAGTTGGCCCTTCAGCGGGAAATTGACGAACTGGAAGCCAAGAAAACCCTGATCGAAGAAACCTACAACACCCTGAAAGCCGAGTGGAAGCGGATCACGGACAGTTTGCAGGAACCCACCCGGACCATTGATGACATTCTCAGCGATATTGCCAGAAACGGCACACCCAAGATGCGGCAGCAGGTGGAGGAGGTCAACAACCTGCTGGGCAAGCTGAACCAGTATATCGCAGGCGTTGTGAACGGCGGGCAGATCCCCGGTCAGCCAGGAGAGGTTCCCGGCGTGAACGGGTCGGCCGGCGTGACCGGCGGCTACCATTTCGACTACACGAAGAATCCGGGCGGCGGCTGGACGCAGACGGAGATGAACGAAGGGTTTATTCCCGCCGGTTCCTCCAGATCGGAAGAGCACACGTCTGAACTCCAGTCACTGACCAATCTCGTATGCCGTCTTCTGCTTGAAAAAA